CACAAAATATTTTGTTATTACAAGATATGCTACCTATATTAAAAGGATGTAATAGTAAACTTGTTTTATATACTTACGATGCCTTTTTATTTGACATTGATAAAAACGAATCTGAATTATTAGAAAAAATATGCGAAGTATTCGCATCTAATAATTTGAAATTTAAAATGAAATATGGAAAAACATACCATGACCTTAAACCATTCACCCCATATGTATGACAAACCCTACTACGGGTTTGATACAACATTTTTAAACTTTGATGACGTGAGTGGAAATAAACTGTTTTGTACATTCTCAGAACTAGATGAGGTGGACAGTCTTATAGAGGATATAAAGTATAAATATACAGTATTGTATAATAAAATTTTTGTCTTACAAGTTAAGAGCAACAATGAATATGTTTGCACATATAACATTGACTATGATAACTTAAATGACATTCCAGAAAATACAATTTTGGTACATCGTAAAAAAGAAACAAATACTCTTTATACAATTAATGCCTTAAATGAATTAATTAAAAAATTAAACGGAGGCGTAGTAGATGTATCATACCGTATCAATTGGCAGCATTATAGAAATTGTATTCTACTTACTCAACACAACGAATTAAAACAACTTAATACAAAAGTGTATAAAATTGTAGAGTTGTAAGTATTTATAATAGACACAACGGTGTCATTTAGGTTAGAACAAGTTAAGGAAAACACTACGAACAAAAAGGCAGTATAATTTGGCCTTATTAAAAAAATGTAGTATATTAATAATAACAATTTAAAACCAAGTTTTTATGGACATTAACGCTATTAAACAAAAACTGAATGCCTTACAATCAACTGGGCAAAAGAAAGAAAAAGTTGATTACTCCAAATACATTTGGAAACCAAAACAAGAAGGTAAATTTCAAATCCGAATTGTTCCTTCAGCTATTAACAAAGAAAATCCATTTCAAGAAGTGTATGTACACTATGGATTGTCTAAATTCCCTATTTATGCATTAACAAATTGGGGTGAAAAAGACCCTATTGTTGAATTTGCTAAACAACTTCGTAGTACAAGCGACAAAGAAAACTGGAGACTAGCTAAAAAACTAGACCCAAAAATGCGAGTTTTTGCTCCTGTAATTGTGCGTGGTGAAGAAGACAAAGGTGTTCGCCTTTGGGAATTTGGTAAAGAAATTTATATTCAACTTTTAGGTATAGCCGAAGATGAAGATTATGGAGACTTTACAGACATCAATGATGGTCGTGATTTTACAGTTGAAACTGTAACTGGAGACATTGGTGGACGTCAAGGATTAAAATCATCAATTCGTGTTAAACCAAAAACATCTGTTTTGGGTACAGATAAAGACACTATCAAGTCATGGTTATCTGAACAGCCTAACATTTTGGAACTTCAAAGAAAAATGACATTTGAAGAAATTAAAAGTGTGTTAGAAAAATTCTTAAATCCTGAAGCTGAAGAAGGTGGTGAAAACGTTGATACTGAAGACGAAACACCAAATGATTTGCCTTGGAAAGACGAGGATGAATCACCTGCTCCACAAGCAAAAGCAAACTATGCTTTAAAAACAACTCCTGCAAAAACATCTAAAGCAGCTAAATTTGATGCTTTGTTTGAGGATGAAGATTAATTTTAATTAAAACAGATTATGGCTAAAAAGAAAGAATCTTTAATGACAGCAGTCTCTGAAGAAATTAAAGCAAGTTTCAACCTTGATAAATTCAAAGAGAAAAAACTACTTAACAGTACAGTTAAGTTTAAAGAACAAAGATGGATCCCCTTCTCAGAAGCATTACAAGATTCAACTTCACTTCCAGGCGCAGCTATAGGCCATATCAACCTTTTAAGAGGACACAGTAATACAGGTAAAACAACAGCTTTACTTGAATTGGCAATTAATGCCCAGAAAATGGGCATTTTGCCTGTGTTCATTATTACAGAGATGAAATGGTCTTGGGAACATGCTAAACAAATGGGTTTTCAAGTTGAAGACGTTGTTGACAAAACAACAGGTGAAATTATAGACTATAAAGGTTTCTTCTTATACAACGACAGAAGTGCATTAGGTACTATTGAAGATGTAGCAGAATTTATAGCTGACTTATTAGATGAACAAAAGAAAGGTAATTTACCTTATGATTTATGTTTCTTTTGGGATTCAATAGGTTCTATACCTTGTAAAATGAGTGTTGAAGCAAATAAAAATAATCCAATGTGGAATGCAGGTGCAATGTCACAACAATTTGGAAATTTTATTAATCAACGTTTTCCACTATCACGTAAAGAAAGTTCACCATTTACTAATTCAATGGTAGCAATTAATAAAATCTGGATCGCACCAGCTGAAAATATATTTGCTCAACCTAAAATGAAAATGAAAAATGGTGAAACAATGTTTTTAGATGCTTCAATTGTTCTTACATTTGGTAATATTACCAATAGTGGAACCAGCAAATTAAAAGCAACTAAAGATGGCAGAGAAGTAGAATTTGCAGTTCGTACCAAAGTATCAGTAGATAAAAACCACGTTACTGGTCTACAAACTAAAAACACAGTTGTAGCTACAGTTCATGGTTTTATTAGTGATGATACTAAAGACATTAATGAGTATAAAAAACAACATGCTCATGAATGGGTACATATTTTAGGAAGTCTCGACGGTATTGGTCTTACTGAAGACAAATCAGAATGGGAAGAAAGTAAAGAAAATATTACCTTAATAGACGAAGAATAACATGGATAAAGATGAATTGTTTAAATTACTAAACAATATTACTCCTGGTAACGAACCAAAACAAGCAACGTTTAAAAAACATGATAGGGTTCTAATTATTGATGGTTTAAATCTGTTTTTAAGAAACTTTGCTGTTATAAATTATGTTAATCAGGAGGGTGTCCATGTAGGAGGCTTAGGAGGATTTTTACGTTCATTAAGTTTTTTAATTAACCAAAACACCCCCACCTCTGTATACATTGTATTTGACGGAGTAGGTTCAACCATAAACAGGAAGAACCTTCTCCCCGAATACAAATCAGGTCGTAATCTTTCTAGAGTTAATAGAAGTTCTACATTTGAAGACTTAGATGAAGAAAATGAATCTAAAATAAATCAGATATCTAGACTCATTCACTATCTAAAGTGTTTACCTATTAAACTTATTGTACTTGATAAAGTAGAAGCAGATGACATTATAGCATATTTAACTCACTACTTAACAACTACACATAACTCTAAATGTACCATAGTGTCTGCGGATAAGGACTTTTTACAATTAGTAAATGACAACATTACTGTTTATAGTCCTATGGTTAAAGAACACTATACTCCATCTTTAGTAAAAGAAAAATTTGGTCTCCCTGCTAAGAATTTTATTTTATATAAAACACTTATGGGAGACAATTCAGATAAAATACCAGGATTAAAAGGATTAGGGCCTAAAAAGTTATTCAAATTTTTTCCTGAATTAGCTGAAAGGGAAATGTCATTAGATGATTTACATAATATTTGTGAAAGCAAATATAAAGAACACGTTATATACTCAAGAGTAATATATGACTATGAAACACTACAAAAACATTATAAAATAATGGATTTGAGTAATCCTTTAGTAGATGATGAAGAAAAAAAATGTATAGAACAGTTAACAATGTCTCCGTTAGAAAAAATTAAAGCGGCTGATTTTACAAAACTATACAATGAAGACGGATTAGGACATACATTAAAAAATGTAGAATTTTGGATTAGAAATACATTTACAACACTAAGCAGTTTTAAGTAATATTTATCAGCATGGCATCTCATAAAACATTACTTGTACCCTTAATTCAGGAAATTCTTGTAAAAGAAATCGGGGAAGCAAATATTTCTCCTTTAAAATGGAAAAAACGTTCTTCTACTATATATGAATTTCCAATTAAGATAGAAAAAGGTAAAAAAATAGTAACTGTAGCATTTTCAATGTTTGATGACATTGAACAACAGTATTATTTTCCACCAAAGTATCGAAAATTAGATGATGTGTATAATGTAAGTTATGATGTAGAAGGTGTTGAAAAACAATTTGCTAAAACAGATTTAAAAACATTACTTACTATCTTATCAACTATAGTAGATATTGTAAAAGATTTTTTAAAAAATGAAGATGGTTATTTAGACGACATTAACGGATTATATATTAGAGGATCATCAAAGGAAATAGATAGTGATGATATTTCTCAAAAATCAAATTTATATAAAGCCTTTATATCAAAACAACTTCAACAAATTCCTAATTTTGGTTTTGATACTTATAGAGATGGTTTTATATTAGTAAAAAAATAAGTTTTTAAATAAATAAGTTATGACATTAAGCACACTTTCCCAGTACGGGACGCATTTTCAAATTAAAGTATTATCATCCTTATTAACACATAAGGAATTTTTAACTAATATACATGATATTTTAAGTGAAGAATATTTTGATAACAGTGCACATAAGTGGGTTATTAAAGAAATTCTTAATTATTATGAAAAATACCATACTACACCTAGTATGGAAGTATTAAAAGTAGAAGTTAAAAAACTAGAAAACGAAGTACTACAACTTTCAGTAAAAGAACAACTTAAAGAAGCATACAAAGCATCAGATGAAGATCTAGCTTATGTAGAAGAAGAATTCTCTAACTTCTGTAAAAACCAACAGCTTAAAAAAGCACTACTTACATCTGTAGATTTATTAAAAGCAGGTGATTATGACTCAATTAGAGGATTAGTTGATAATGCTTTAAAAGCAGGTGGTGACAAAAATATTGGTCTAGAATATGATAAAGATATTGAAACCCGATACAGAGAAGAACACAGAATTACTATACCTACACCTTGGATATTGTTTAATAACCTAATGCAAGGTGGTTTAGGAAATGGAGATTTCGGTTTAATATTTGGTAATCCTGGTGGTGGTAAATCATGGACATTAATTGCTTTAGGAGGTACAGCTGTTGAATTAGGGTTTAATGTTATTCACTATACACTTGAATTAGGAGAGGATTATGTTGGTAGACGATATGATGCTTTCTTTACTGGTGTGCCTGTAAATGAAATTATGAAACACAAAACTAAAGTTGAATCAGTTATTACTCAATTACCAGGCAAATTAGTAGTTAAAGAATACTCCCCAGGTAAAGCATCAATCTCAACATTAGAAGCACACGTACAAAAATGTATTGATCAAGGCTTTAAACCCGATTTAATTATTATTGACTATGTAGATCTTCTTCGTTCAAAGAAGAACAATCGTGAAAGGAAAGATGAAATAGATGATATTTATGTAAGCACAAAGGGTTTAGCTCGTGAGTTAAAAATTCCAATTTGGAGTGTATCACAGGTAAACCGTGCTGGAGCCAAAGATGATATCATCGAGGGTGATAAAGCCGCAGGTAGCTATGACAAAATCATGATTACAGATGTGGCTATTTCTCTCTCACGTAAAAAAGAAGATAAAGTGAAAGGAACAGGTCGTTTTCATATAATGAAAAATAGATATGGTATAGATGGCTTAACATTTGGAGCCAAAATCGATACCTCTACTGGTCATATGGAAATCTTTGATAATTATGAGGACGACCCAGATCAATATACTCCTTCTAAACCCGTAAACGAGTTTAGTGACATCAACAATCTAGACAGAGATCTTCTTCAGCAGAAATTCTTTGAATTAAGTAAATAACTTATTATATTAGGAGTATGATTACCGACGCAAGAAATTTTTATAAACCATTTGAGTACCAAACAGCATTTGATTTCTATAAAGATCAACATAGAGCACATTGGTTAGCAGATGAAGTTCCACTCGCATCAGATTTGAACGATTGGAAATTAAAATTAACAGAACCTGAAAAGAATTTAATTGGAAACATATTAAAATCATTTGCTCAAACAGAAGTACATGTTAACGATTATTGGTCCACAAAAGTATCAGTTTGGTTTCCGAAACCCGAAATCCAAGCTATGGCTCGTGTATTTGCTGATTTTGAAAGCATCCATGCTGAAGCATATGCTAGGTTAAATGAAGAATTAGGTTTAGATGACTTTAAAGCATTTTTAGAAGACGAAGTATCTAAAGCTAAAATCGAACGTTTGATTGAAACACCAGGTGAAACAATAGAAGACAGAGCAATTTCATTAGCTATATTTTCAGCATTCACTGAAGGTGTAAATTTGTTTTCTTCATTTGCTGTGTTGATGAGTTTCCAATTAAGAAACTTAATGAAAGGTACAGGCCAAATTGTAGAATGGAGTGTTAGAGATGAATCACTACACTCCAAAGCAGGTTGCTGGTTATTTAGAACACTATTAGAGGAACAACCAGAATTAAACACTGACGAGTTAAGAGAAAAAATAATTGAAGCATGTCATTTATCAGTACAGCTTGAATTTGACTTTATTGATAAAGCGTTTGAGATGGGTAGTGTTGAAGGTTTAAATAAAGAACAATTAAAAAACTTTATTAAAGCCCGTGCTAATGAAAAAATGATTGAATTAGGTTATAAAGCAATTTATAATGATATTGATCCTAATCTTTTAAAACAAATTGAATGGTTTGGACATTTAACATCAGGTAAAACACATCAAGATTTCTTTGCAGGTAGAGTAACAGCATATGCTAAGTCTACAGCAGATTGGGATGATTTATAAAACAAGATTATGAGTTCACAAATAGATACAACAAATTGGATTAAGGGTAAACACTACCCAGAATGGATGGATGAAATTGCTGTTAGTATGATTTCAAAAGGTTATTTATTACCTGATGAAGATGTATTTGACGCATATAAAAGAGTAAGTAAAGCTGCTGCTCGCCGTCTAAGACGTAAAGACTTACAACCATTGTTTTATGAAGCAATGGTTAAAAATTGGTTATGCTTAGCATCACCTGTATTATCAAACATGGGTACTGAACGTGGAATGCCTATTTCATGCTTTGGTATTGATGTAGGTGATAGTATTGAAGGTATTGCTGATGCTAACTCAGAACTAATGAGATTATCATCTCAAGGTGGAGGTGTTGGTATTGGTGTATCTCGTATTAGAGGACGAGGTAAAGCCATTAAAGACAATGGAGTATCAGAAGGTGTAGTTCCATGGTGTAAAATTTATGACTCTACAATCTTAGCTACTAATCAAGGTAGTGTTCGTAGAGGAGCAGCATCTGTTAACTTAAACATTAACCACCCAGACATTGAAGAATTTTTACAAATTCGTAGACCAAAAGGTGATGTTAACAGACAGTGTTTAAATCTTCATCAGTGTGTTGTTATTGATGATGAATTTATGGATAAACTTGAGAATAAAGATCCTAAATCATTAAAGATTTGGGGTGAAATTCTTAAGACACGTCTTGAAACAGGTGAACCTTATATTATGTTTGAGGATAATATTAATAATGCTAATCCTGAAGCATATAAAAAGAACAACTTAAAAGTATCAATGACTAACATTTGTACTGAGATTGCTCTTTATACTGATGAATTACATTCATTTATTTGTTGTTTATCATCTTTAAACTTAGCAAGATGGGATGAATGGAAAGATTTTAAGTTTGAAAATGGAATGACATTACCTGAATTATCTTGTTGGTTTTTAGAAGGTGTACTTCAAGAATTTATTGATAGAGCTAAAAACATTAAATTCATGGAAAACACAGTTCGCTCAGCTACTAAAGGTAGAGCAATTGGAGTTGGTGTTTTAGGTTGGCATACTTTCCTACAACAAAAAGGATTGCCGTTTGTAGGTATTCAAGCAAATTCTTACACTAGAATGATGTTTGATTTTATTGAACAAGAAGTATTAAAAGCATCTCGTGACCAAGCAGTATTATATGGTGAACCAGAATGGTGTAAAGGTACAGGTTTAAGACATACCCATCATTTAGCACCTGCACCAACTGTATCAAACGCTCACATTTCAGGAGGTGTATCACCTTCAATTGAACCTATTCCTGCTAATGTTTATAACTTAAAAACAGCTAAAGGTGTATTTATTAAGCGAAATAAAATTTTAGAAGAATTGCTTACTAAAAAAGGATACAACATTGACAGTGTTTGGGATCAAATTTTAAAAGATCAAGGTTCAGTAGTAAATGTTCCTGATTATATTTTAACTGATGAAGAAAAAGAAGTATTCTTAACATTTAAAGAAATTAATCAGTTAGAAATTGTTCGTCAAAATGGTATTAGACAAAAATATGTTGATCAAGCAATTTCATTAAACTTGACCTTTGATCCAAATGACACACCTAAATGGATTAGTCAAGTACATAAAGAGGCTTGGAAACAAGGTATTAAAACATTGTATTACTTACGCACTGAAAGTGTTCTAAGAGGAGACAATTTACAACGCTTATCAGATTGCGTTTCATGTGAAGGATAAATATGAAACAAAAAATATTCCCATTCTTAATAGCATTATCAGCACTTGCCGTTAGCGGTAGTGCTGCTTTCTATTCTATAACTGGTTTATCTAAATTATTTGCTGGAGCAAGTACTGAAGTAATTATTATGGCTTCTAGTTTAGAAGCAGCTAAATTAGTAATGGCTTCTTTGCTTTATCAATATTGGGATAAATTAGGTAAATTATTAAGATTATATTTAACCATAGCATTACTAACATTAATTGGTATTACCTCAGCCGGTATTTATGGTTTCTTAAGTGGTGCTTATCAAGACACAGCTAATAAAGCAAGTGTTGTAGATAAAGAAACTCAAGTGTATAAAGTTAAAAAAGAACGTTTTGAACAAACTAAAGCGGACTATACAACTGAAAAACAAAGACTAGACAACGACATTAGTCAGTTGCGAAATGCTTTAGCTACAGGTAGTACCACTCAATCTGTAGATGCTAAAACAGGTCAAGTTGTTACTCGTGCTAACAATGCTAATAGAAAAACATTTGAAGCACAATTAAACACTGCTTTACAAAATAAAGAAGCAGTAGACAATAAAATTATAGCTGCAAATGACAGTATAACAGCTTTAGATATGAAAATACTAGAAATTGAATCTAAAGCAGAATTAGCAGGTGAGTTGGGACCACTCAAATACTTAAGTAACCTTACAGGTAAACCAATGGATAAAATTATAAATTGGTTTTTACTTGTAATTATATTTGTGTTTGACCCTTTAGCTATATGTTTAGTAATTGCGGCAAATATTGCTTTTAATCAATTAAAGCCTAAACCGCAACCAGAAGATGAACCTGTTAAGGAATATCAGATTTATGAACAACCTCAACCTGAACCACAACCCGTTCCTCAAGAACCATACATATTTCCTTCCGCCCCGTTGATTCAAAAAATTCAACAAGAAAAAGATGATGATGATACTATAATAAAGTACACTTAAAATTTGGCTTTGTAAAACTTTTTTATTATATTTAGAATATGAAAGTAGGTTCATTTGTACAATGCATTAATGATGTGTTCAATCCTGAACAGTTATTAAAAATTCCAAACCGCCCCAAACTTAATGAATATTATACTATTAGAGAAATTATAGTGTTTGATACAAATACTGGGGTATTGCTTGAAGAAATTAGTAATTCTCACATACCCTCTAAAAAGTATGGGACAATAGAACCAAGTTTTAATATTGAACGTTTCAGAGAAATGGAAGACATGCCTGATATTCAAGCATTATTAGATGAAGTATTTGCAGAAGAATTAACAGAAATATAATGGTTACAGTTGAAGAAGTTTTGAAAGAAGTGAATCCGGTTTTTGGTATCAAAGCACCACCAAAACCCAAACCACTTAAATTTAATATATTCTATTACCATAGACGTTATCCTACTCATAAATTTTTACCAAGCAATTCGAGTATATGGGATAAATGCAAAAATGGTGATTTTGAATATTCACCTTATGCCAAGTACATTAATTATGAGTATTGGTGGATGGCTGAAGAAATTGCTAATATTCGCAACAGTAATAGCAATGATGATGTGAAAGAAGAAAAAGAACGAGACATAAGATCAAATTACAATAAACGCATCAAAAACCTTAGACAAGACTTTGAACGAGACGAATTTGAACGTATAAAAAATCTTAAAAATAGTCTTCGTTCATCGTTTGGTGGTACAATAGAGGAAGTTAATGATTTTATAGACAATTTTGCTTGTGGTACCACTGATGAAGTAATTCGAAGTTACAGGGCTATACGAGCCAAATTAACAGAAGATAATTCTCCTTTTTAAAATACATTTGTTTTATTAAAATTTTATATTTATATTTAACACGTTATGAAAATATCTCACGAAGTTCCCTTATGTGTTTTAGAATGGTCAAAAAGTTTTAACGACTATGACTATTGTCTGCCCCACCTATTAGACAAATACGATCGATACGAGAAGTATTTTAGATGGGCTAAAGAAAATAATCGATATGTAATAATGGACAATTCATTACATGAATTAGGACAAGCATACGATACTGATCGTTTGATGCATTGGATAAATGAATTACAACCTAATGAATTTATTGTTCCTGATGTGTGGGAAGACATGGAAGCATCACTTAAAAACGCTGCTGAATGGGCTAAAATAGAATTACCTGCACATACTATAAAAGTAGCAGTAGTACAAGCTAAAAGTTTTTATGAAGCAGCAGAATGCTACCAAAAATATAAAGCATTAGGATACCGAAAAATAGCATTTTCATATGGTGCTGCTTATTATAAACATGAATTCCCTCATTCAACTCCAGACGTTGCTACAGCAATGGGACGAGTACATGTTGTAAGTAAATTGTATCATCAAGGTATAATTAAAGAAATTGATAATATTCATTTATTAGGGTGTGCTATACCACAAGAGTTTGTATATTATAAAAATATGCCTTTTGTTACTACAATTGACACATCAAATCCTATTATGGCTGCTATTGAAAATACAAGATACAATGAGTGGGGTTTAGACAAAAAACCAACTACTAAAATTGATGATGTAATAGAAGCAGATTTAGAAAAACCACAATTAACAAAAATTCTTTTTAATACTAAACAATTCAAAATAATAAATGGAATATAAATCACTTTATGACTACTTAGGCAAGGCCGCAGGTAGTCAACTAGGAAAACAAGTAGCCGAGGCTGCAATGCGAGATAGAGTAAAAATTCAAACTCGCCAAGTGTCTAACCCAAAATATGATGGAGTAGTAATGTTGTATCCTTCAGATTGGCTTGCTAATTACTTTAACAAATAAAAATAAAAGTTATGCCCTATTTTTGTACAGACGCCGAATTAGAAATTTCAGTAAACGAATTCCTATCTGAATGTCAGGAAAGAGACATTAAAACTCTTGTTGATGCTCTTATTAAAGATGGTCATTTAAAACAGACTCAAGTTTTCAAACACAGAGCATCTCAAGTATCATTGTTAGAACAAGAACATATTAACATGTGTGATGCTTTGTCTAAAAATTTTTACCAAATGAGTAATGAAGATACTCAAGTATTAGAAACCTTATATAAAAAATACAATTAATAATTATGTCAACATTAATAAATAACATCAACGGTTGTGTTTTATCAACATCACCCACAGGCATCGGTACTTCATATAGTACTGGAACAACATTAACTTATAACAATTTAAATAACCAACAAGTTATGCAAAACAAAGTAGCAGTTTTTAAAATTACAAGAGACGAAGATGAAAAAATCATCAAAACCGAGTTTATTAAAGAACTTTGGGTAGAAACAAAAAACGGACAATCAGTAGATTTTCAAGTAGCTAGAGATAAAGATTTAGCTAAATATGAAATGTCTGATCTTTCTATTAAAACAATTCATACAGTATCTTTCTAATTTTTATGTTTTTTTATGGTGGTTATAATATTTATAACCGCCATAAAATTATATAAATATGCCTAGTAAAGAATACATGAAAGAATATAGGAGAAAAAATAATCCTAAACTTAAAGAAAAAGAAGATTTAGCTAAAGAAAGTAAAAAGCGTTGTACTAAATGTTTAGAAATAAAAGATTTTAATTTTTTTACTCCTCAAAAAGAAGGATTTATGGGATTAAAATCTCAATGTAAATCATGTGATTTAGTATATGATAAACATTTCCAAACTAAAACTAATACTAGGGCTGAAAGAGATAAAACAGATAAGGCTAAACAATATAGAAAAAAATATGTAGCTGAAAATCTAAATTGGTGGAGAAAGTATGAAAGAGAATATAGACACAATCGTAGAAAAGAAGATATGTTCTTTAAAATAAAAGGAAACATGTCTGGAAGGTTATCTGATTTAATTAATAAAAGAAATTTAGGTGCTACTACCCTTGAACTTATAGGATGTGATCGAGAAACTTTCATGTCTCATATTGAAAAACAATTTACTGATGGGATGACATGGGAAAATTATGGTTTAAAAGGATGGCATATAGATCATATTCTTCCATTATCTTCATTTGATCTAACTATAGAGGATGAAGTAAAAAAAGCATGCCATTACACAAATCTCCAGCCACTATGGTGGGAAGATAATTTAAAAAAAGGAAATAAATTTGAAAATTAAAAAAAATTTTATATATTAAAGTTATGAATATAAACAAAAAACAAGCAGTACTTAGCCTATCTGGGGGATTAGATTCAAGTACACTACTACTACACCTGTTAGCTAACAACTATGAGGTTACATGTTTAAGTTTTGACTATGGTCAAAAACACAATGTTGAATTAGAACGTGCTAAGGATTTAGTTAAGTACATTAATAATAACCCAACTCGTCTATTCCATCATGATCATGCACCTAATGGATTTGAAGAAATTTATCCACTAGTAAAACACCAAGTAATTAAACTTGATGGATTATCTGAACTACTCAATTCAGCTTTAGTAACTGGAGGTGAAGATGTACCTGAAGGACACTACGCTGAAGAGAATATGAAAGCAACAGTAGTTCCTAATCGTAATAAAATCTTTAGTTCTATTATTCAAGCAGTAGCATTATCAATTGCTGAACAAAATAATACTGAATGTGCTATTGCAATGGGTATTCATGCTGGTGATCATGCTATTTACCCTGATTGTCGTCAAGAATTTAGAGATGCTGATTTTGAAGCATTCAAAATGGGAAATTGGGGAGCTGAAAAAGTATATCATTATACGCCTTATCTTGATACTGATAAGTTTGGTATTCTAAAAGATGGTGATAAATGTTTAGGTAAACTTGGCTTAGACTTTAATGAAGTATATTACCGTACTAATACATCATATAAACCAATCCATTGGACTTGGCAAGATATAAATGGTGAATTTAGAAGTAAATGGTATTCAGATTACAAATCAGCATCATCTGTAGAACGTATTGAAGCATTTATGAAACTAGGAAAACCAGATCCAGTAGAATATGCTAATGAAGAAGGTCCTACAACTTGGAGAGTAGTAACAAATCATGTACAACAAATATTAAAAAACCATGCCAACATCTAGAAAACGAGGTGGTAAAAAAGCCCACAACAAACGAATTAAAAAACGTAATATTAATTTCAAAAACATGGAACGTGCGTATGAAAAAGTATTTACTGAAGTAATGAAAAAACAATTAGAAAACTTAAATTTAGAAGAAAATGCAACACCCGGATCCGAAGAAACATCAGAAAATTAGTCTAGCTAAATCTTCACTACGAATTGTAGGATACATAGCCTTACTACCAGACCCAGTAATTGGAGTTATACTTTTAGTAGCAAGTGAAATTTTAGGTATAGTGGAGGAATTAGTATGAGCAAACAGTTATATTACTATTCAGCACCATGGTGTAACCCTTGTGAAACACTAGGACCAATCATGGATCAAGTTAATAAACAAATTCCTGTTCGTAAAATTAACATTGATTATGCTGACCCAGCTGTGCTTACAGAAGCACAAGTAAGAAACATTCCTACTGTAGTTCTCGTGGAGAATGAAAAGGAAGTTCGTAGATTTACAGGAATAAAAACTTTTAATCAAATTATAGACTGGTTGAATTATGGCTGAATTTAGTAAACAATGGGCTGAAAAAAATGATCCCGAAATGCCCTGGGATTTTGACATTTTAGAAATTGCAGATACTCTTGAACCTAATCATTATTCTTCGTACATTTGTGAAGGTTTTGGTTTTATTGCCATAGCTAAAGATGGAAACGGAGACATTGTGTTAGGTATACCTACAGGTAAATCTGAAGTAGATGAAAATGGAATGCATGTTGATGAAGTAAATTGGAAAACATTTAGTGAAGTGATAAACTAACAACATGGAAACATTTAAATCAACAAAATTATTTGACGGATTCAGTACATGTTTTCGTCAATGGAGAGCAGAAGATACTCATTGTAAATTTTTACATGGATATGCTGTATCATTTAGAGTATGGTTCAAAGGTGAATTGGACGAACGTAATTGGGTATGGGACTTTGGAGGCATGAAACGTGCTAAAGGAACCATTGGTGGTATGAATCCTAAAGCATGGATGGATCATATGTTTGATCATACTACAATTATAGCAGAAGACGATCCATATTTGGAACAATTTAAAGAAATGCATAGTAATGGTCTTATTCAACTACGAATTATACCTGCTACTGGAGCAGAACAGTTTGCAAAGTATTTATATTTAAAACTAAATACATTTTTAGTAGAAGAAACTAATGGTCGAGTACAAGTAGCAAAAGTAGAAGTATATGAAAACGAAAGAAACAGTGCTAGTTACGGAGAATAACTACTGGACATCAACTCCAACATACAACATAAATTATATTTACATTTACAATGAAACCAGGAAGAATAACTGATTATACTAAAACTCTACCTATAGTTGAACTTTATACATGTGTACAAAGTGAAGGTAGTAGAGCAGGAAGACCTACAGTAGCAATAAGAACCACAGGTTGTACTCATCGTTGCTGGTTTGGAGAAGGTGGTTGGTGTGATTCATGGTATACAAGTATTCACCCTGAAAAAGGTAAATATACATTTAATGACATCATTGAAATCTATAATCAAAATCCATTTATTACAGAAATGATGTTAACAGGAGGATCACCAACAATGCATCCTGATTTGGTAAATGAACTTACTCATTTTGCTTACCAACGAGGTATATTTATAACAATAGAAACTGAAGGTTCACATTTTATTGAAACAGATTATCCAATTGGCTTGGTATCATTGTCTCCTAAGTTCAGTAATAGTGTACCTAGGATTGGAATTAATACACCGCAGGGGAAAGAAGTGGACCAAAAAATGGTGGACCAACACAATAAGTTCCGCCTTCATAAAGAAAATATTAAACAAATGATTGAATATCATAATGATTTTCACTTTAAACCAGTATGTAATCCTATTGAAATGCCTGAAGTGTGGGAAGAAATAAAACAATTTATGTGTGATTTAAATATCCCTAAAAGCAAAACTTGGCTTATGCCTCCAGGTGATACTAGAGAAGAATTAATTCGAGTTTATCCTATGGTAATGGATTTTTGTAGAGACAATGGTTATAATTTTACAGGTAGAGAACACATTATAGCCTTTGATACTAAAAGAGAAGTTTAATATGAATAAACAACTATTAAAAGAAACAATTAATAACGAAAATGTTATCATTTTGTTTAGTGCTGACTGGTGTGGTGCTTGTAAAGCAGCTAACCCATATGTTCAAAAAATAGTTGAACGATTAAGATTCAAATTCATTAAAATTGAAGAAAACGAAGAATTAGAACAAGAATATGGTGTAGACTATTACCCTCACCTAATACTAGCAAGCAAAGGCAAAACAAAACATTACCCAGGCGGAAACGAAATAAAATCTCTATATGAAAGTATTATTTGAAAAAGAAACAATTGAAAAGAGAATTAAAGAAATCTCTACCCAAATTCACAACCGCCACAAATCAGAAAAAGAAGTACCAATTGTTATGGTATGTGTTTTAAGTGGTGGTTTTATGTTTTATTCTAAACTAATGGATCAATTATCACATTTAGACCCTGAATGTGAATTTATTAAAGTAAAGTCTTATAAGGGTAGAGAACATGAAACACCTGAAATGATTATTCCTGCTTCTTTAGATGTAAAAGGTAAATTTGTTTACATTATAGACGACATTTATGATACAGGTGTAACAATGAATATTTTAAAAAATCAATTTACAGAAAAAGGTGCTTTTGGAGTAAACATTGTTACTTTAATAAAAAGAGAAATTAACGAAATAAACATACCTATAGGATCAATTTATGGATTTGAAATCAAATCAGAATGGGTTGTAGGCTATGGTATGGATGATGATAATGGTAAAAAAAGAAGTTTACCTTACATCTTGGCAGTTTAATAAAATTTATTATATTAAGGTTATATGGAAAACAATAGAAGAAAATTTCACAACGACATTGAATGTGTCCCTACAGGTTTTGCTAATGGTTCTGCTCCTGGAGCACCATTTACAGAACGAGAAAAATTAAAAATGATTGAAGAAGCTGCTGAGCATTTTGGTAACTTTCTAACAGCATTAAAATGTGACTGGCAAAATGATCCTAATTCTGCTGACACACCTCGTCGTGTAGCAAAAGCATATGTAAATGATTTGTGGGCAGGTCGTTATAATGGTTTTACAGACATTACTTCATTCCCATCAGACGGATATGATGGTGTAATTATTGAACGTAACATTGAATTAACTTCAATGTGTTCACATCACCACCAAACAATTAGAGGTGTAGTACACATAGGATATGTTTCAGGTGCTGAGGGTAGAGTAATTGGTTTGTCAAAACTAAACCGCATTGTAGAACACTTTGGTCGTAGAGGTGCTATTCAAGAACAATTAACAGCCGCTATTCATCAAGCAGTAAATAAAGTTTGTGAAGGTAATTTGGGTGTTATTGTATCTGTTGTAGCATCACACTCATGTGTTTCATGTAGAGGAGTAAAACACCAAGGTGCTGCAATGGTTACTACCAAAGCATCAGGTGTGTTTATGGATAATAATAATCAAGCACGTAAAGAATTTTTTGATTCACTTAAAATAAATAATGGTCATGTCTCAATCTAAAACAGTAAACTACGAAACAATTAGAAAAGCAATGCAATCTGTTCCATTTGTTGATGAAGTAGAAACATTTAACAAAACAATGGGTAAACCAAACAATTATTCCCCAGTCATTCCAGATGAAAAAGAATGGATGTTTGTTTATAATTTTATTCTAGAGGAACTAGAGGAATATAAAGAAGCATGTCAAAAAGGAGATATTGTAGGGGTATTAGACGCATTGTGTGACATAACATATGTTTCATTAGGAAATGGAACTATGCTTCATGGTTTAAAAGGCCAAATTCAAGATGCATATGCTGAAGTACAAGCATCAAATATGAGTAAGGTTTGTAAAACCGAAGAAGAAGCTAATTTAACTGTTCGTATTAGAGAACAAGAACAAGGTACTGCTTGTCATTATGAAAAACAAGGTGATTATTGGGTAGTGTATCGTACTCATGATCGTAAAGTAATGAAATCAGTTAATTATTTTAAACCAAACTTAGAGCAGTTTTTCGAATAAGACAATATTTATTAAAAAATATAATGGCAACTTATACAGCAGCACAATTATATGGAGCTGGAGTTTTAGGTGAAAACCTAACTTCCGGAGTGACATATACCTTTGCTTTTACTAATCCTGGTGATTCATCTTATTTCACTTTAGAGACATTAAGGAACAATAATGGTAATTTTACGAATCAACCTTCTTGCGCTGCTGGAACATGGACTGCTACTTCTAATCCTGGATTAATACAATCACCCTTTATAACATCTGTAGTAGTACCACCAGGTAATACTTCAATAACATTTGTCCCTTCAGCTAATGTAACTGGAACTAATTACTATTTACGAGGGACAGGTCGTTTTTCTTTAACTATATCTTAAGTAAAATCTAAAATAGGACAATATTTATAATAAAACTATTATAATATGCCTCTTTTAAATTCAGGATCGTTTACATTTAGAACAGTTACTGGTTCTGCTCTTAGTTATGAACAATTAGACAATAATTTTTTTCATGTCTCTAAATCATATGCTTTCCTATCAGGTAGCAATAAATTTAGTGGCTCTATAATGATTGGAGTAAATGCTACTGCTTTCAATGAATATACATTTGCTCAAGGAGACAACGTAACAGCATCAGGTAATTATTCACACGCACAAGGTAGAGATTCACAAGCAACTGGTTATACAGCACACGCCGAAGGATGGCAAACATGGGCTAAAACTACTTCTACTCATGCTGAAGGTTATCAAACAACAGCTTCAGGTTTATATGCCCATTCAGAAGGACGAGAAACAGACGCTATTGGATCTGCTTCTCATGCTGAAGGTTATCAAGCATTAGCATCCGGTTCATATTCACATGCTGAAGGTTCTCAAACTACTGCTTATGGTTTTGCATCCCATGCTGAAGGTTCAGGTTCATTTGCTTCAGGTTCTTATTCACATGCAGAAGGATACCAAACATTAGCATCAGGTTCTACTTCTCACGCTGAAGGTTTTCAAACAACAGCTTCAGGTCTTTATTCACATGCTGAAGGCAGATCAACCGACTCAATTGGTATTACTTCACACGCAGAAGGTTCATCATCATTAGCATCAGGTATTTCTTCACATGCCGAAGGATTGCAAACAACTGCTTTAGGTTTAGCAGCTCATGCTGAAGGTTATCAAACATTAGCTCAAGGTAATTATTCCCATACTGAAGGTCAAGCTACACTTGCTTTAGGTGGTTATTCACACACTGAAGGTTATCAAACAACATCCTCTGGTAATTCTTCTCATGCTGAAGGTTATCAAACAGATGCTGTAGGACAAGGCTCTCATTCTGAAGGATGGCAAACTTTATCCTTAGGTGATTATTCACATGCTGAAGGATATCAAACATTAGCATCAGGTTCATGGTCTCACGCAGAAGGTTATTTAACAACGTCTTCAGGTCAATATTCACACGCTGAAGGTTCTCAAACAGTTGCTTCAGGTTCTTATTCACATGCAGAAGGACAACAAACTTTATCCTTAGGTTTATATTCACATGCTGAAGGTTCTCAAACAGTTGCTTCAGGTTCTTATTCACATGCTGAAGGTTATCAAACAATTGCTTTAGGTCAATACTCACATGCTGAAGGTTATCAAACAACTGCTTCAGGACAATATTCACACGCTGAAGGTTCTCAAACAACCGCTTCAGGTTTTTATGTTCATGCTGAAGGTTATAACACATGGGCTTTAGGTGGATATTCACATGCTGAAGGTAAAGACACACAGACTTCAGGACAACATTCTCATGCTGAAGGTTCAGGTTCTCTAACAGAAGGTCCTTTTTCTCATGCTGAAGGTTTGGGAACATATACTAGAGGTACCGGTTCTCATGCTGAAGGTAATGACACAGATGCTCGAGGTGATTTTTCCCACGCTGAAGGATATAATTCAATTGCTTCAGGCTCATATTCTCATGCTGAGGGGGAGAACACATTAGCATATGGTAATGGTTCACATACTCAAGGAGCAAATACAGTTGCTAAAGGTATTTATTCATTTGCAGGAGGAACATATTCAGAAACAGAAGGCGCTTATTCAACTGCTTTAGGAGGATATGCTATAGCTTCGGGTTCGTATCAAACTGTAGTTGGTAAATTTAATGAACACGGTAATGATACTTCATTGTTTGTAGTAGGAATAGGAGGAGCATTAGGTACCGAAAAAGATGGATTTACTGTTGATGTAGATGGTAGTAGTAGGGGTTCAATCATGATACCTACAAATACAGTCAACCCATCCAACCCAAAAACAGGTTCAATGTATTTTAATACAAGTACTAATAAATTATATATTTGGGATGGAGGATGGTATACTGCTTCTTTTGGAGCAGTTTAATAATCCCTTGCCTCTACAAACATTTTTTATTATATTAAAATGTTATGTACCAAGCAATATACTACGACCGTTGTAATTATACCTATTACTTACGAGACGACAAACAAGGTTGGATGCAGTTTCAATTTCAACCTACATTTTGGAAACGCACCAATGAATGGAGTGAAAAAGCAAGACCTGTATTAACAGGTGGATGGGCTGTTCCAACTAAAAAGTATGATAAAGATGATCCTGATTTGTTAGAAAAAGACATTGACAAATCACTTTTAATATTACGAGAATTATACTATAAAGAAGACGATGTTGTCCCTGAATGGCACAACATTGTTTACATTGATATAGAAATTGAAATGGGAGGTGCTTTAACACCAGGATACGTCCAACAAGCACCTATGCCTCTTACATCTATTGCTCTTATAGATGTGACTACAAAACAAAAAATATGTCTTGTTGTTGACCCATCAGGTCAAATTAAGGAAATTAACCAAGATAACAAACACATCATTCCTTGTAGAAACGAAATAGAACTGATAGGTAAATTTTTATCTAAATTTGAAGAATTAGACCCTACAATTCTAGTAGGATACAATTCAGACTACTTTGATATGCCTTACCTTTATTACCGTATCAAACAAATTGCAGGTGAGGATGAAGTTAAACGTTTGTCTCCAATTAGAAAGGTAGATGCTAGAGAATTTAATGGTGAAAATCAAATCACTATTGGAGGTATAAATTGTTTGGACTATATGTTGCTTCATAAAAAATACATTATGAAGGAAGAACCATCATATAAATTAGGAGACATTGGAACCAAATATGTTAACCTAGGTAAAATTGAATATGAAGGTAATTTAAACACATTATTCAGAGACGACATAAATAAATTTATAGATTATAACTTACGAGACGTTGAAATCATTGAAGCATTAGAGGCTAAACTTAAGTTTATTGACTTAACAATTATGATTTCTCACATTTGTAACATTCCTTATGAATCAATTTATTGGAATACAGTTATGAATGAAGGTGCTATTTTAAAACACCTAAAACGAGAAAATATAATTTCACCTAATAAACCAACTACTCATAACCCATCACTTAAAAACTTTAAGGAAACATATGCTGGTGGTTATTTATTAGAACCAATCCCTGGCTTATACTTTGACGTAATTGACTTAGACTTTACTTCACTATACCCTTCAATTATTAAATCACTTAATTTAGGTATTGAAACATTAGTAGGTAGAATTAAAGTTGATCATAGACCAACATATGAACAAAATCATAGTCTAGAAAAACTTAAAGAACGAGACCCAAACGAAGAAGTTGTAATTGAAAAAGTAAATAAAAAGAATTATAGTTTAAACCAAGCAAAAATTAAACTAGGAGACCTAATTAAAATTATTGAAGACAATAACTTTACAGTTTCTGCTTCAGGGGCAATGTTTAGAACAGATGAACAAAGTGTTGTTGCTAAAATTCTAGAAGGCTGGTTTGATAAACGAGAACATTATAGGGCACTTAAGAAAAAAGCTGGTAAAGAAGAAGATTGGGCTAATTATAAACTATATGATTTGTTCCAACACGCATTTAAAATTCTACAAAACGCAATGTATGGTACATTTGCTAAAAGTGGATGGCGTTATACTGATGGGCATTTAATTTGTAGTGCTGCTATTACTAATACAGGACAGTCCCTCACAAGACATACTATTGATTTTGTAAATAATGAAATAAATAATGAATATCTACAGTTAAGTAAAGAAGAATTAATAAAGAAATTTAACCTTTAAAAAAAACATATATTTATAATAAAACTATAATAACATGGATAATTTTGATTTAAAAAAATATTTAGTAGAAAACAAAATGACTACTAATTCTAAAGTATTAAATGAGGCACTAACTCATAGCGAAATAGTAGACGCAGCAAGGAAACTACAAGCTTCTAAATTCATTAAGTTTTTAGAAAAAACAAATACTTCTTACAGTATTGAAAATCAAGAAGATACGTTAAATCCTAATAAGGGTTCTTTAGATATAGCTGTTAATGGTATGGAGGAAGGAGAAGTGCTTTGGTTCTTGGATGGTGAATACCAAGGTGGAAATTCATAGTTAAACTAATTAAAACAAACTATTTAAAGTAAAGCTTGGGAAACTAAGCTTTCTTTTTTATATTGAGAAGACAGACTCTATGTATATTTATAATAAAATAATACATTATGAGTAAAACAAAAAATAGAAAACAATATAAACATAACATAGATTTAATAAAATATTCTGAAGATGGTTTAAGAAAAAGATGTACTGGTTGTGTAGAAGAATTTGAACAACTACAATCAAGCGGTTACTGTAATGGATGTTGGGCATTATGGTTTAGAGAAAAACGTAAAGGTAAAACATTAAAAGAAACATTCCAACAATACAAATATAAATGGTTACTTTTAGAGGAAAAATACAAAAATATAAAAAAATGCAACACATGTTTTAATATAAAAAACAAAACAGAATTTTATCCTGATAAAAAAGCACCTCATGGTTTACAAAACAAGTGCAAAGAATGTACAAAAGAATATAATTCAAAATATGGCTACATAGCTGAAAGAGATAGACCATACCAGAATGATAGATATAATAACAATATTCAATACAAAATTGAAGTTACTTTAAGAAATAGATTTTATAGTGCTGTAATTAGAGGATATAAAATAAAATCTGTACTTGAATTAATAAATTGTTCTATTGAAGAACTTAAATTATATTTAGAACAACAATTTAAACCTGAAATGACTTGGGAAAACCATGGAACAGTATGGGAAATAGATCATATTAAAGCTTGTTCAAACTTTGACTTAACTAAACTAGAAGAACAAAAACAATGCTTTCACTATACAAATCTACAACCATTATTTAAAACAACAGAAATAGCAGAAAAACACGGTTATATAAATGAAATCGGAAACAGAAACAAAGGAAACAAATCATATTAAAATATCAGATACGGATAGTCTTTTTATAGGATTACGTCCTGTACTAGAACATATGAAATCTCAAGGTATTGAAATCAATGATACCAATAAAAATGAAATCATATTAAAATTAGCAAATCAAATTCAAAACGAATCAAATACTCACCTGAATACTCTTTGTAAAGAATTATTTAACATTGACCCTAAAAAACACTACTTTCAGTTAAAACAAGAAGTAATTGCTAAGGGTATTCTTGTTACTGGTAAACGAAGGTATGCTATGTATATTACTAATAAAGAAGGTGTTGCTGTTGATGAATTGGATATGAAAGGACTTGAACTAATGAAGTCTAACATGAATAAGTTGTTTAAATCGTTTGGAGAACAACTTATCAAAAACATATTGTTTGGTAAAACTAAAACTGAAATTGACAATTCAATCATTGAATTTTACAAATCACTTAAAACAACAGACATTAGACAATTAGGTAAACCTACTGGAGTAAAACAAATAAAAGCATACATTGTACCTGCTAGAGCAGGAGAAATGTTTAGCAACTTCAGACTAAAAGCACCTTCAAACACTAAAGCAGCTGTTCGTTATAATGACTTATTAAAGTTTAAAAAACTAGATAAAAAATACGAATCTATAATTGAAGGTGATAAAATCTTTATTATTAACCTAAAACCAAACATGTACAAACTAGATACAATTGGTTTACCAAATGCTAAAGTACCTGATGAGATAGAAAAATTTGTTAAAATGTATATTGATATAGATGAAATTTTTGAGTCATTACTATTAAACAAATTAAAGGAACTTTATAGTGATTTAAAATGGGAATTTCCGCCGTTAAATGCAAATGTGACTAAATTTTTTAGTTTTTAATTTGGTTTTTACTAAAGATTTTATTATATTAAGGTTATATGATATCAAAACTAGTATTACAATCCATTATTGAAAAGTACCATTTAAATGGTTTAGTAGAAAATGTTAAATGGGAAATAAATAAAGACAAACAACTCACCATTAACTTCATGTCTCCTACTAGAGAAATGATTGGTAAAGTTGTTTATGATAATTTTCCACTCCCCGAATCATCAATTGGTATTAGTAATACTACTCAACTTGATAAATTATTAGCAATTACAAGTGGTGATTTAGTACTTGACTATGTTAAGGAAAACAAAATCATTACCAAATTACTAATTGCTGATGAACAATTTAATTTAAATTATACTTTAGCAGACTTACTTACCATTCCTAAACCTGGTGAATATAATGGTCCTGAAGAATATGATGTGGAAGCAAATCTAAACAACGAAATTATCAGTGCATTGGTTAAAGCAAAAAATGCACTTCCCAACGTAGAAAATGTTGTTGTTGAACCGGATGAATTAGGATTAGGATTTACATTTGGAGGAGACGTTGAGTATGCAAATAAAGTATCATACTTCATCCAGAATATAACACCTTCAGAAAACACCTTTAAATTGGTGTACAATGCTGAATTACTAAAAGAAATACTAGTGTGTAATAAAAATATGACTAATGGTCAATTGTTTGTAAAAAGTAATGGATTGATGAAACTTACATTTTCTGTTACTAATCTGCAAAGTACTTACTATATTGTTGCAAAAGAACAATAAGTACACATATTTATAAACAAAAGTTGTATTTTATTTGGTTATTTAAAATTTTGTTCGTATATTCAAACAAATAATAGTTATGAAAAAAGAAAAACAAGCGTTGTCGTCTTTGACGCTAATTAAAGACCCACTCATTGAACCTTATTTTATTGGTAAGGATGCTAGTAGTTACACTGTTTATGAAACACTAAAACCTGGCACCAACAAAGGTGGAAGAGGACGACAAACTCGTGCCACAGAAGGCCTTAAAGCCCATACCCATCATTCATCATTTGGTTCAGCTGTTTCATCAATTGCTAAACTTAAAATTGATAACAGACCTGTTTATGAATCACTTTCAGAATATGTGAATGAATGGAAACGTGTAAAAGAAGAAATTATGCAAATTATTAACCCAGAATTATGAAAAAGTTACAAGCAACATTTAACGCGGTTATAGTTAAACCCCGCGAATCAGAAGAGTCACTATACGGCTCAATCATAGTACCCGATTTGGGTAAAGAAAAAGCACTTATTGGAACAATTGTATCAATAGGTGAAGGCTATCATTCAGCAACAGGTGTTTGGATAGACACAAGTCTAAGAGTAGGTATGGAAGTAATGCTTCCAGCTATGGGACCAAACAAAATTGAATTTGATGGCCAAGAATACTGGGTATGCCCAGAAAACCAAGTATTAGCAATTATAACAGAATAACAAAATATGAGTAAAATTATCGAATTCGGACCTGAAGCAAGAAAAAAACTAGTAAGTGGTATTGATAAATTAGCAAATGCCGTTACATCAACATTAGGCCCTAATGGTCGTAATGTTGTAATTTCAAAAAACAATGATTACCCTCAATCTACAAAAGATGGGGTAACAGTAGCAAGGAATATTTCACTTGAAGACCCAATTGAAGAATTAGGAGCACAACTTGTTAAACAAGCAGCTATTAAAACAGCTGATGGAGCAGGTGACGGTACAACTACTTCTACATTGTTGGCCCAAGAAATGGTTAAAAATGGATTAACACATTTAAATAATGGTATTAATGCAGTTAAAATCAAACGTGAAATTGATTCTGCTGTTAAAGAAGTTGTTAGAGAATTACGTAAAAACATTTCTCAAGACATTAGTTCTGAAGACCAACTTAAACAAGTAGCCACCATTTCAGCAAATAATGACCCTGAAATTGGAGAATTGATTGCTACAGCAATGCAAAAAGTAGGACGTGAAGGTGTAGTACACATTGAAGAATCAAAATCAGGTGAAACATACCTTGAAACAGTAGAAGGTATGCAATTTGACAGAGGATACAAATCACATTACTTTGTTACTGATAACAACACAATGACTTGTACCCTTGAGAATCCATTGATTCTCATTGCTGACAAACGTTTTACTACTATTAAAGAATTACTCCCAGTATTAGAAGCAGTGTCTAATCAGAACAAACCGCTTCTTATTATAGGAGAAGACGTTGATGGTGAAGCACTTGCTACACTTATTGTAAATAAAATGAGGGGTACTATTAAGGTGTGTGCTGTAAAAGCACCTGACTTTGGTGATCGCAGAAAACTACTTTTAGAAGACATTGCGACTTTGACAGGAGGTGAGGTATTTAGTACTGATAAGGGCATGAAGCTAGACAAATTCGATTGGAAGTGGTTTGGCGAAGCCCGTTTAATAACAGTTACTAAAGACCAAACAACAATAGTTGATGGAAAAGGACAATCTGAGAGAATACAAACACGTATTGAAGAACTTCAACAACAAATCGAAAAAGCAAAGACCCCTTTCGAACAAGAAAAATTACAAGAAAGGCTTGCGAAGTTCGTCGGAGGAGTAGCAATAATTCATGTCGGTGGTAATACTGAAACCGAGGTCAAAGAAAAGAAAGACCGCGTGGATGACGCCTTGCAAGCAACTAAAGCCGCAATTGAAGAAGGTATTGTACCTGGTGGTGGATCTGCTTTACTATATGCACGTGAATCAATTACAAACCGAGACACTGTAGGTGGTAACATTGTTTGGAAAGCATGTGCTTCACCATTTATAAAAATTCTCACTAATGCTGGTTATGAAGAAATGGAATCATATCAAGTAATCAATAACTTGTTTGTTGTTCGTGATAACTGGAGAGGTTATAATCTCGAAACACAAAAGTTTGTTGATATGAAACAAGCTGGAATCATTGATCCAACTAAAGTAACTCGTACAGCAATTGAAAATGCCGCTTCAGTAGCAGGAACAATTCTATTAACTGAATGTACTGTTGTAGATAAACCTGAAGAAACTAAACAAGAAGACCTTAGTGGAATGGGAGGAATGTTTTAATGTCAACTGAAATTAAACTAATAGAAGAACTAATCGCTCAACGTGTACCACCTGGTGACAGGTGGTCACTGTTGAATGATGATACTGTTTACAATTCATTAACTGACACTTTAGAAGCATATTATCAAAAAGTACAAAACGTTTGTGACTTTAAATTGTCCCCTAGAAAAGGTGAATTGTATTCATTAGTAGAAAAAACAGTTGAAGTACAGGCACCTCCACCTAAGAAATTTAATTTGTACGGAGACTATTAGTAAGAGTAGTAATATGTATAATAAAACATACTAATATAATGAATAAAGAGTTCCTTAAAATGCAAAAATTGGCTGGTTTGATTACTGAAAGCCAATTTAAACAATTAGCTGACAATCCATACCAACATATTTTAAAATTATACATAAACACTCAGGATGCTAATAATGTTTATGATCCTGCCGACAGAGTAAAAGTAGCATTATATTTAAACAAACTTAAAACACCTCCTAAAGTAGGAACAGTAAAAGAACTAGCATCTGCTCTTAAAGAAATAGATGACACAATAAATAAACTTATAGACTACCCAGAAGATACTTTTGATGAAGAGGTAATGCCTCAACTAGAGCAAATAGCTTCTGATAATCCTGATTTAAAAAATATTGTAGATGAAGTATTAGATGAATTAAAGGTATTGTTTGGTAGAGAAGATAATGATAGTGATGAAGAGGATGACTATGATTATGATGAGTTTGGTCACAATACAGACCCAACCCAGAAAGATCAGGATGATTATTTTTAAACATATTTCAAATTAGGCTTGCAAATGCAAGCCTTTTTTATTATATTACAGTTATGAAAGAAAATAGTTTATTTGTAGAAAAGTATCGTTCTAAAGCATTAAATGAATATGTTGGTAATGATCAACTAAAACAAATCATTCACCAATACATAAAAAGCAATGACATTCAAAATTTGTTATTTTATGGTACACCTGGTACAGGTAAAACTACATTAGCAAAACTAATTGTTAATAACATAAACTGTGATTACCTTTACATTAATGCTTCAGATGAAAGAGGCATCGATACAATTCGAGACAAAGTACAAGGATTTGCTTCCTCAGCAACATTCAAGTCTATTAAAGTTATTATTTTAGATGAAGCTGATTTTTTAACAATTCAAGCACAAGCATCACTTCGAAACATTATTGAGACATATTCTCGTACCACTCGATTCATATTAACTTGTAATTACCTTGAACGCATTATTGATCCGCTTCAATCACGTTGTCAAGTATTAAAAATTACTCCTCCATCTAAAAAAGAATTAGCACAACATGTTTCTACTATTTTAGACCAAGAAAATATTTATTATGAAGTATCTGATTTGGCTTCAATAGTTAACAAACATTACCCTGATATTAGAAAAATACTTAATACCTGTCAGGTAAACACAGTTGATAATAAATTAACAGTTGATAATTCAATTTTAACATCAAGTAGTTATAAAGATGCTATTCTAAAAGAACTTAAATCACCATCTAAAAATAGTTTTAAAAACATTAGACAAATACTTGCTGATAGTAATTTGGATGATTTTGAAGAAGTTTATAGATTCTTATATGATACTTTAGACGAGTATGGTAAAAATGATTTGTCTAAAGCATTGATTATTATTGAAATAGAAAACTATATGTATCATGCCAATTTCAGAATTGATAAAGAGATCTCAGTTATGGCTTTAATATGTGCAATTTTAAAAATTATACAATAAAATGAATAAAACCGAAAAACCACTCAACATTAACGTTGACATTAAATCATCAACACCATTAACATCTACTGATGGTAATCACATCTTTGCTGAAGGAGTAATTATTAGAAAAATTTCTAAATTCGTAGCTGGAACAGCTGAGGATGCAATTATTCCTATTCCTTGTTTTTATGATGTGAAAACAGGTAAAGTATTAACTGAATTGCTTCCTAAAGACATTAGGGACGAGTATGCAAATCTTTGATTGGCTTAAACAGATTACTTACGAAAAACAATCTTGGGATTCATTTACTGAGGAGGACAAAGCATCATTTAACCCTTATATGGTGCATCGTTTCCTCAGTATGAACCCAGATTATATTGAATTTGTAAATCTGATTCAAACAATTCCTTACACTGAAAAGGAAAAAATATATAAATTATATTTATATATGATACCAAAGAAAAATATGTTTCTAAAATACATTAAATCATCTAAACCAAAAACTCATGATGTGTTGTTAAAACATTTAGCAGACCACTATGAATGTTCACTGCGTGAAGCACAAGAATATTATCATGCTCACCACACAGATACTATTAAGAACATTTTAAAGAAAAGGGGTGTTGATGATAAAGAAATTAAAAAGTTATTGAAATGAAGTTATTAAATATACTATTAGAAGTATATAAAGAAGAATATGAATTGAATCTTCAAGAGGGTTTAATTAAAACAACTAATATTGGGAAAACATTAAACATTTTAGAAAAGAAATATTCATCAAAATTTATATTCACTAAAAGTAAAAATTCATTTTATATTAAAACATTTAGTACAAACATTAATACTTTATTAAATGGTATTATTAAAGATGCTAATACTTTAGGATGGTTTCCTTCATTTATGGAAACTAAAGAGTATACTGGTAAATGGGATGAAAAATATTTTAAAGAAGGTGAAATTAAATTAAGATTTGAAGCTAAATTTGATGAAGAAATAGTTGAAAATATTCCTTCTATTTTATATCATATTACTCCAACTCAAAACGCCAATAAAATATTAAATACAGGATTAGTACCTAAATCAAGATCAAAAGCATCATATCATCCTGATAGAGTTTATTTATCTAAAGATTTAGAAGATATAGAAAATTTAGGAGAAATGTTTTATCAAAAAACAGGAATAAAAAACTGGACAATATTAAAAATAGGGACAGATATGGTTCCTGGAGATTATTTAAAATTGTATACTGATCCTAATTATAAACAAGGATATTACACATTAAATAATATACCTCCACAAGCAATAGAAAAAATAAAAGATATAAATTATTAAAATGACAGACAAAGTTACAGAAGCAGTTATAAATGATTTAAAGTCTAGAAGTGAACGTGGTATAAAAAAATACAATACTACTTTAGACCAAAACAGCAAAGATGATTTTATGAATCATTTGTATGAAGAATTGTTAGACGCTGCTCAATATATTAAAAAAGAAAATTCAATCATTCCTGAAATTCAGGACTTTATAAAACAGTATCCTAATGATACAGAATTAGGACGTGCTATAAGAAAAAAATATTCTCCGTTTTGAAAATACATCCTGCTGTAAAACTTATTAAAAATAAACCTTTAATAGAGGTAAACTATGCTTACCATAAAACAATTTCTTATAGTCAATTTGCTACGTATTATGAATGTCCTCATAAATGGGAATTACAATACAAAGACAATTTACAACAATATGAACCTAGTATCCACACTGTGTTCGGAACCGCTATGCATAGTGCCATTCAGCATTATCTCACTTTAATGTATAATGAAAGTGGAGTTGCAGCTGATAAATTTGACATAGAAACATTTTTTGAAGACGAATTTAGAAAAGTATATTTAAAAGAATACGAAACAAATAAAAATACCCATTTTAGTAGTGCAACTGAAATGAGAGAATTTTTTGATGATGGAATAGCAATTTTGAATTTTTTAAAAAAGAAACGAAATGGTTACTTCAGTAAACGTGGTTGGCATTTAATAGACTGTGAATTGCCTATAGTTGTACCTGTAAATAATACATTTACAAATATATTATACAAAGGTTATATTGATATGGTACTATACCATGAACCTAATAATGTATACAAAATTTACGATTTTAAAACATCAACTCGTGGTTGGAATGATGATGCAAAAAAAGATGAACGTAAACAATTCCAATTGTTGTTTTATAAAAAATACTTCAGTAAACTGTATGATGTTCCTGAAGACAATATAGAAGTAGAATTTATCATACTAAAAAGAAAAATATGGGAAGAAAGTGAATACCCTCAAAGTCGCATTCAAGAATACATTCCACCAAGTGGAAAAATTAAAATGAATAAAGCAATAAATGCTATAGATAATTTTTTAAACGAATGTTTTAATTTGGATGGTACGCACAAACCTGTAACCCACCCTATAAACCCTAATAAAAACTGTCAATGGTGTCCTTTTAATGAAAGGAAAGACCTTTGTAAAAAGTAATAATCTCGTATATATTTATATACAAATCAAGTTATGGATAAAAAGGATATGACATTAACAAGCGTCAAGATTCAAAGCAATTTATTTGAAGATTTTAAACTAGAGTGTGTTAAAAGAAAATTTTCTTTACAAAAACTTGTTGACCGCACAATTCATTTATATCTTACAGACGAAGATTTTAGAAAATCAATTCACAATCATAATAATTTAGAATTATAAAAAATCTATGAATTCAAGTTTTGCGTATTTGCCTCAAAATGAGCGTAAAAAAATCTTACTTATCTGCGATGACATTAGAGTACATTCAGGTATAGCTACAGTTGCTCGAGAATTAGTATTAAACACAGCCCAACATTTTAATTGGGTAAACATTGGAGGAGCCATTAATCATCCTGAACAAGGTAAACGATTAGATCTATCTCCAGATACTAACACTAATACTGGTTTAACTGATTCTTCAGTTATTTTGTATCCAACTAATGGATACGGAGATGCTAGATTAGTTAGACATTTAATCAAAATGGAAAAACCAGATGCCATCTTTTTGATTACAGACCCGAGATATTTTATTTGGTTATTCCAAATTGAGAATGAAATTAGAAAAAACATTCCAATTATTTACCTTAACATTTGGGATGACTATCCAGCTCCAATGTATAATAAGCCTTATTATGAGTCTTGTGATGCTTTATTAGCAATTTCTAAACAAACACTAAACATTAATAAATTAGTGTTAGGTGATAAAGCAAAAAATAAAATACTACAATATGTTCCTCATGGTTTGAATCATGATATTTTTAAACCTATGGACACTAAATCACCTGAATTGGTAGAATTTAAAAAGCAATTGTTTGGAAACAAAGAATATGATTTTGCTTTATTCTTTAATTCAAGAAACATTCGTAGAAAACAAATTCCAGATGCTTTACTTGCATATAAAATTTTCATTGATGGTTTACCTGAAGAAAAAGCAAAACGTTGTGCCTTTGTTCTCCATACTCAAGTAATAGACGAACATGGAACTGACTTAGAAGCAGTAAGAGAATTATTATTTGGTGAAGATGAAAAATATAATATTATTTTCTCTCAACATATGCTTCCACCTGACAAAATGAATTTGCTTTATAACAGTACTGATTGTCAGATTTTATTAACAAACAATGAAGGATGGGGACTAAGTTTAACTGAAGCAATCCTATGTGGTAATCCAATTATTGCTAACGTTACTGGTGGAATGCAAGACCAAATGCGTTTCAGTATAAAAGGTAAATGGATTGATTTTGATGATAAATTCCCTTCTAACCATACTGGTAAAGTTAAAGAACATGGTGAATGGGCATTTCCAGTTTACCCAACAAACCGCTCAATTCAAGGTTCACCACTAACACCTTACATTTGGGATGACAGATGCAATGCTGAAGACGCGGCTGCTCAAATTAAAGCAGTTTATGATTTGTCTAAAGAAGAAAGAAAAGCTCGTGGTTTGAAAGGACGTGAATGGGCTTTATCAGAAGAAGCTGGTTTTACAAGTGAAAAAATGGGAGAAAATGTTATTAATACATTAGACAATTTATTTAAAACTTGGAAACCAAGAGAAAAATATGAACTTATAAATGCTACTAAAGCAGAACTTAGAACAATCAAACACCAAATAGTATACTAAAATGAGTAAACCGTTATTTTTTATTAGTTGCCCAATTGACACATACAGTGGATACGGAGCACGTTCTCGAGACCTAGTTAAAGCAATCATTGAGACAGACAAATATGATGTTAAAATTCTTCCTCAAATGTGGGGTAATACACCTTGGGGTTTTATTGAAGACAATCCTGAATGGTCATTTTTGAATAGCCATATTTGGGAACATCCTCAACTTCCAAAACAACCCGAAATTTGGATGCAAATTACAATTCCAAGTGAATTCCAGCCTGTTGGTAAATATAATATTGGAGTAACAGCAGGAATTGAATCAACTTTGTCTCCGGGTGACTGGATTGAAGGAATTAATAGAATGAATTTAACATTAACTTCTTCTGAACATTCAAAGAAAACATTCCTTGATACTGTATTTCAAAAAATAGACCAACGTACAAATCAACAGATAGGAGAAGCTAAAATTGAAAAACCTATTGAAGTATTATTTGAAGGTGCAAATACAGACATTTATAAAGTAATAGAAAAAGACCAAATCAAAAACATTAACCTAGACTCAATTCCAGAACAATTCTGTTTCTTGTTTTTAGGACACTGGATTAATGGTGATTTAGGTGAGGATAGAAAAAATACAGGTTTACTTGTAAAAGCATTCTTTGAAACATTTAAAAATAAAAAGAACAAACCTGCACTTATTTTAAAAACATCCCAAGTAGGTTCTTCATATGTTGACAGAGACGAAATTCTAAAGAAAATTAAAATGATTAGAAAGACTGTCAATTCAAAAGACCTTCCTAATGTTTATTTACTTCATGGTGAATTTACAGATTCAGAAATAAATGAATTATATAATCATCCTAAAGTAAAAACAATGATTAACTTAACTAAAGGTGAAGGGTTTGGACGTCCATTACTAGAATTCAGTTTAGTTAAAAAACCAATTATTACTACTAACTGGAGTGGTCATAAAGACTTTTTAGATGAAAAATTTGTTACTATGCTTCCTGGTACTATGACAAATGTTCATCCAAGTGCTGCTAATAATTGGTTATTAAAAGAATCACAATGGTTTTCAGTTGATACAGGACATGCTGGTCATCATATGAAAAACATATTTGAAAATTATAAAGAGTATACTGATGGAGCAAAACGTCAAGCATACAAAAGTAAAAACGAATTTAGTTGGGATAAAATGAAAGAAAAACTAGACAGTATTCTTACCCAATACATCCCAGAATTTCCAAAACAAGTTCAACTAAAACTCCCCCAACTAAAGAAAATTGAATTACCTAAATTACAAAAAGTAGAATTAAATGGGTAATCAATTTAATGAATGGAAACTTATTGAGATTTTATACCATGAAGATATAAAACTATTAAAAAATAAAGGACTACAAGAATATTATTCTTCTGCTAATACCTTACTTACAGAATTTTTAAACCCGGAGTTAAGTTATGATTATGAAAAAATTGTAAGGGATAATGGTGAAATGATGTTTAAAGTAAAATATGAAGATGATCCTTATTTTGTTGTAACATTAAAAAAAGGTGGATTAGATAAAAACCATTATTGGATCTTAGATTTTTACTTTCCTGAAAAAGATAATGGATTTAGTAAACAAAAAGAATTAAAAGGAAAAAATTATCTAGATACTGTTTCTAAAATATCTAAAGATGAAATATTGCCTTATATAGAAAAAAATCAATACCCTATACTATATTTTAAAGCATATTCTAATGATAGTTATGGAAATTTAAGAATGAAGGTTTTTACTAAAATAGTTGATAAGTTTGTAGATAAAAATACATTTGATATAGAAAAAAGATCAAATGAATTTGTAATAAGAAAAAAATAAAAGATTATGAATGATAAAATTGTAACATGCCCCAAATCAGGTGGTGACTTATGCTACGAAACACAAGTAACAGCTGATATTACAAGTTGGATGTCTTTATCCTGTGGTTTTTGGACTAACAGTTTAATGACTAAAGATAGTGAATTCTATAATGAACAAATGGAAGTACTTCCTGAATTATACAAAGCATTAGCCTGGGAAGACCCAAACACTGGTTTAACTTGGTTACCGCAAACTATTAACCATCCAACTCAAGGTATGGTATTTGCAAATGGTACTAATCCTAATGAATGGAAATGGTCAGCTGTTAAAGCAACCAAAGTAACCGAAGAGGAAAAAGAAAAATACCCAATTCCAAAACAGCCAGGTAAATTCTATGAATACAGAATGAACATGGATACACTCCAGCATTTTGAAGAAAGAGAATTTATAGATGCTTTAGAATACGTTGGCCTATTAGGATAATTTATTATATTACAGTTATATGAAAATCAGTTACGCTATTACAGTTTGTAATGAATTAGAAGAGATAAAACGTTTAGTTCCATTTCTTCATAAACGTAAACGTCCTGAAGATGAAATTTGTGTTTTACTGGATAAGCCAAAAGCGTCTCAATCATTATTAGATATACTCTATTGGTGGTCATCAAATGATTGGATTACTTTAAAAGAAAGTGCATTTCAAGGACATTTTGCTGATTGGAAAAATCAACTAACGGATATGTGTTCTGGTGATTATATTTTCCAAATTGATGCAGATGAAGTTCCCAATGAATATTTGATTGAATCGTTACCTGAATTTATTAGAGATAACCCAACTGTAGAAGCGTTTGTTGTTCCAAGAGTAAACACCGTAGAAGGTTTAACCCAAGAACATATACAAAAATGGGGATGGAATGTAAATGAGAATGGATGGGTAAACTTTCCTGATTATCAATGGAGAATTTATAAAAATACTCCTGAAATTAAATGGAAGAATAAAGTACATGAAGTGATAGAAGGTTATAAAGTAATGGCCCAAATACCAGCTTATGAAAGTTTATCTTTATATCACCCTAAAACAATAGAAAGACAAGAAAAACAAAATAATTTTTATAGTACATTATAAACATTTAAGTTTAATAATTTAATATAATGAAAGTTGTAATATTAGCGGGAGGTTATGGAACTAGATTAGCTGAATATACAGATTTAATCCCTAAACCAATGGTAGAAATTGGGGGTAAACCTATACTTTGGCATATCATGAAAACATATTCATATTATGGATTTAATGATTTTATTATATGTTTAGGATATAAAGGATATGTTATTAAAGAATATTTCCTAAATAGATTTAAATATGATCTAGATGTCACTATTGATTATACTACTAATGATATTCAAATTCATAATCAAATTAATGAGCCTTGGAAAGTATCATTAATAGACACTGGTTTAGAATCAATGACTGGAGGGAGAATAAAACGAATCCAACCACATATAAATGATACTTTTTTATTAACATATGGAGATGGAGTAGCAGATATTGATATTAATAAATTAGTTCATCATCATAAAGAATATAAAAGAAAAATAACAGTAACAGCTGTCCAACCAGCTGGAAGATTTGGTGGGTTAGAAATTAAAGATGATATTTTAGTTAAATCCTTTATTGAGAAAAGAAGAAGTGACAGTCCTTGGATTAATGGTGGATTTTTTGTTTGCGAACCAGAAGTATTTAATTATATTAAAGGAGATGAGACTATATTTGAATCAGATGTCCTTGAACAAATAGCTAATGAAAATGAGTTAACTAGCTATAAACATTATGGATTTTGGGAATGTATGGATACAGCTAAAGAAAAAAACAATTTAAATAATTTATGGAACAAAAATCAAGCAGAATGGAAAGTATGGTAGACAGTATTATAGAACAAGACATTAAAGAAATTATAAGTAGAATAGATAATTCTCGATTTGAAGGAAAAAATATTCTATTAACTGGAGGAGGAGGATTTTTAGGTACATATTTTGTTTATTATTTTTCATTATTAAATGATTTAAATATATTATCTAAACCTTGTAAATTATATGTTATAGAAAACTTTATTAGAGGAGTACCAGATTGGTATGAATCTATTAAAGACAGAAAAGATATAGATATTATAGAAGCAGATATTAATAAGATATCATCTCTTCCAAAATCTGATTTTATTATCCATGCGGCTACAATTGCTTCTCCAACTTATTATAGATTACATCCTATAGAAACCATGGATGCTAATGTAATAGGACTTAGAAATTTATTAGATTTTGTTAAAGAAAACCCATGTGAAAGTTTCTTATTTTTCTCAACAAGTGAAATATATGGTGATCCTGATCCTGAGAATATTCCAACTAAAGAAACATATAGAGGTAATGTAAGTTGTACAGGTCCAAGAGCTTGTTATGATGAATCTAAAAGATATGGAGAAACACTTTGTGTCAATTTTTATCAACAATATGGTATCCCAATTAAAGTAGCTAGACCTTTTAACAATTATGGACCTGGATTAAGACTTGGAGATAAGAGAGTTATTCCTGATTTTTTTAGTAATATATTAAATGGGAATAAAATAGAAATTTTATCAGATGGTCATGTGACAAGAACATTCTGTTACATTTCAGACGCTGTTACTGGTTATTTACAGATGTTACTTTCAGATTATAATGGTGAAGCATTTAATATTGGCACAGATGGTCCTGAAATAACAATGTTAGATTTAGCTAAAACAATTTCTAAAATTGTTAAAGGGAATGATGAATTTGAATATGAATATAAAGTGAGTTCTGATAAAAATTATTTAACAGATAACCCACAAAAAAGATGTCCTGACCTTACTAAATCTAAAACTTTATTAAAATATAATCCTCAAGTTAGTTTAGAAGAAGGATTAACTCGAATATACAATTATTATAAAAATCATCAATAATGAATATAACAATAGTAGGTACAGGATATGTTGGGCTAGTATCAGGAGTATGTTTGGCTAGTAAAGGTCATAATGTTACTTGTGTAGATCTTCGTAAAGATATAGTTGAAAATCTTAATAAAGGTATTTTACATATATATGAAAACGGATTAGAATTATTATTATATCAAGTAATAAAAAACAATCACTTTAGAGCTACTACTAATATTAGTGAAGCATTAGATCAAAGTAATGTAGTGATATTAGCAGTTGGAACTCCATCTGAAAATGGGAAAATTGATTTAACTCAAATTAAAAATGCTAGTATTGAAATAGGAAACTACATTAAAGAATCCAATAAATTCCTTTCAGTAATAATAAAAAGCACAGTTATACCTACTACAACAGATACTTTTGTTAAAAATATTATTGAAAAAACATCAGGCAAAAAATTAGGTGAGTTTGGATTAGGAATGAATCCTGAATTTTTAAAAGAAGGAGAAGCAGTATTAGACTTTACCAACCCAGATAGAATTGTTATAGGTTATGAAGATGAAACTACAAAACAATATCTAGAAGAAATTTATTATCCATGGAATTGTGATAAAATTTATACTAATACTCGAACTGCTGAAATGATTAAATACACTAATAATACCTTATTAGCTAATTTAATCTCCATAAATAATGAACTAGCTAATCTAGCTTCAGAAATTAGTAATATTGATTATAATGATGTTATTAAAGGAGTTATTAGTGATAAAAGATGGAGTCCTATAATTGAAAATAAAAGAATAACCCCTCCTATATCTGCTTATTTCACCCCAGGGGCTGGATTTGGAGGAAGTTGTTTCCCTAAAGATGTTCAAGCTATTAGAACTCAAGGTGAAAGTTTAGGACTAAACATGAATGTGACTAATGCTGTTTTAAACACTAATGAAAAACAGCCATCTCAAGTAATAAACATGCTTAAAAAAAGATATAATAATTTAACTAATAAAAATATTTTATTACTTGGATTAGCTTTTAAACCTGAAACAGATGATATTAGAGAGTCTAGTTCATTAAAAATATTATCTTCACTATTAGAAAATAATATTAAAGTTGTAGCTCATGATCCTATAGCTATTGAACATACTAAAAAACAATATAATAATCCTAATTTAACTTTCACTGATGATTGGATTAAAGAAATAGCTACAACTGATATAATTGTAGTGGGTACAAACTGGCTAGAGTATTTAAAATTAAGAAATTATTTTTCTTTAATTAAAGCAAAAAATATACTCTTATTTGATACTAAAAGATTATTTACAACAATAGAAATAGAAAATATTAATTACTTAACCTTTGGATATACTAAAATATGAATGATGTAATTAGAATAAACACCTGTGAGGTATGTGGAAATGAAACTTTAACCCCTGTGTTAGATCTTGGATTGCACCCTATATGTGATGAATTAATTCCTACAACCTCAAATGATATAAATGAGAAATATCCCATAGATATACATTACTGTGAAAAATGCTACACAGCACATCAAACATATCAAATACCTAAAAAGAAACTATTTCCTTCTGATTACCATTATCGAGCTAGATTTACAGCTGATGTAATAAAAGGTATGGAAAAACTAGTAGAATATTTAGAAATAAATTTTATTGATTTAAAAGGAAAAAATATACTGGATGTTGGATGCAATGATGGTAGTTTATTAGATATATTTAAAAATAAAGGAGCTATTACTTTTGGTGTTGAGCCAACAGATGCTGCTCATGATGCTATTAATAAACATCATTACATAGTAAAAGATTATTTTACCCCAGAGTTAGCTGAAAATCATATTAAAGCAGATATAATTACTTTTACTAATGTGTTTGCTCACATTGAAGATCTAAACAATTTATTAAAAGCAATTTCTAATGTATCTAAACCAGAAACATTATTAGTGATTGAAAATCATTATTTAGGAGGTGTTTTAGATAAAAATCAATTTGATACATTTTATCATGAACATCCTAGAACATATAGTTTAAATAGTTTTATACACATTGCTAAAACATTAAATCTAGATGTATTGTCAGTTGAATTCCCATCTCGATATGGTGGTAACATTAGAGTTATAATAGGAGATAAAAAATATCATAAAGTTGTTCCTTCAAATATAAAAGAAATATTAAATAATGAAAGTAGATTTTTTAATAAATTTAATGAAATGAATAATTTTATTAAAATATGGAAACAAGAAAAAAGAAATGAAGTATTAGAGTATATTAAAGAAAATGGAAAAATAAAAGCAAAAGCATTTCCCGCTAGAGCAGCTATTCCTATTGCTTTATTAGGATTAAATGAACAACATATTGAGTGTGTATATGAGAAACCAGGATCATTAAAAATTGGTTGCTTTATTCCAGGCACACGTATTCCTATTATTAGTGATAATGAATCAATAAAAAATGAAAAGGGAATATTAAATAACGCTTGGCATATTTCTTTTGAAATAGAATCTTATTTAAGAAATTTGGGATTTGTAGGAAAATTTATTAATATTATATGATGAATATTAAATTAAAAATCCATATAATGCCTTGGGAGATAGACAATGCTCTATTAACTTTTAGTCAATTGAAAAAGTCATATTATTATCTTCCTAAAGATGCTAATGTTATTATAGAAACAGTATTAAATTTATCTAGTAAATTTGTTAATTGGAATGAAAGTCAATTATCTAAAGATTTTTTTAAAACTAAATATGATGATATTTCTTTACTGTTAAATAATTACACTCATATAAAACGAACATATGAAGGAGATGAAATATATGGTTATTTGAATTTACAAAGAGAAAGCATATCATCTGAAATAGATTATTATATTGGTGTATGTCCTGATTTTTATTTTAGTGAACATTTATTAGCATTATTAATAGAATCAACTAGAGTAATAACAAACAAATATTTTGTTGTAACACCCCAAATATATAAAAGATGGGACTCAACATGGGATGAAATAACAAATTCTAATTATTTAAATGTACCTTATTCTGAATGGGAAAAGTATGATCTTTATGAAGTTAGACATCAATTAAAAATAAACAATGAAGAAATGTCTTTAATACCCACTTCTAGAAGTAAATGGGCATGGTGGTTTGATCTATATAATAAAGAATTCTATGAAAACCTATGCCCAGTACATGATGACTGGAAAGGATATGGGCCTTGGGATTGGTATTCAATGATGTTAAGTGAGTATGCTAAAAATAAAGGATATGATTTCCAACAGTATCTATTAAAAGGCCAAACTGTATTAGATATGGCTGATATGAATTTGAAAGGAATGGAATTTAATTCATACTATAGAAAATTTATGAAACTAATCCCAGATTTTACCCCACCAATTCAAAGACAAAAATTTGAAGCTAACATGCAGATGTTTTTAGAAAAAGGAATAAATAATTTACCTCAAAAATAAAACAATATGAAAATTGGAATAGTAGGCTTAGGTATTATAGGCTCAGCTTGTAAATTTGGTTTTGAAAAATTAGGACATAAAGTATTAGTTCATGATATCATTATGGAAACTAAATTGAATGATCTTATAAATTGTGAAATAATTTATGTGTGTGTTCCAACTCCTAGTAATGAAGATGGATCATGTGATACTTCTATAGTTGAACAAGTAGTATTAGATTTAAAAGAGTTAAACTATCAAGGAGTAATAGCAATAAAATCAACAGTTAAACCAACAACAACTCAAAAATTAATTGAACAAACTAATTTAAAAATATGTTTTGTTCCTGAATTTCTTAGAGAAAGATGTGCTATAACTGATTTTACTGAAAATCATGATTTATTAGCTATAGGTACTGAATCAGAACATATATTTAATTTAGTTAAAAAATGTCATGGGAATTATCCTAAAAATATTGTTCAATTAAAACCAACAGAAGCAGAACTATTAAAATATTATTCTAATGTATATAATGCTTTAAAAATAACATTTGCTAATGAAGTATATGAAATATGTCAAAAGTTAAATGTTAATTATAGTGACATTAAAAATGCTTTTATTAAAAGAGGAACAACAAAAGATATATATTTAGATGTTAATGATAATTTTAGAGGATACGCTGGAATGTGTTTACCAAAAGATACTAAAGCTTTAGATTCTTTAGTAAAAGAGTTAGGCTTAGATTTAGAATTATTTTATATTATAGATAAAGAAAACAATAAATTCACTAAAACAGTTTTTGAAGGAATGAGATTATGAAAAAAATAGTATTAACAGGCAGCCAAGGATTCATTGGAAGTTACATATGCAATGAATTATTAAATAATGGGTATAAAGTAATTGGAATTGATAATTATCAAAAATATGGTAAAATTAGTAGACCACATGATAATCATCCTAATTTTAAACTTTATAATATAGATGTATTATCATCTGAATTTTTAGATGTTGTAGATAAAGAGCGTCCTGATATGATTATAGCTGGTGCTGCTATGATTGGAGGTATATCTTATTTTCATAAATTTGCTTATGATTTATTAGCTACAAATGAAAGAATATTAGCTCAAACCTTTGATGCTGCTATTAAAGGATATAAAGAAGGATATTTGGAACGTATTATTGTCTTATCAAGTTCTATGGTATTTGAAGAAACAACTTTATACCCAACTCCTGAAACTGAAATAAAAGTTTGCCCACCACCATCATCAACTTATGGATTCCAGAAATTAGCATCTGAATATTTTGCTAAAGGAGCCTGGGAGCAATATGGTTTGCCTTATTCAATAGTCAGACCTTTTAATTGTGTAGGCATTGGAGAAGAAGAATCTATCTCAGAACATGAAATAACATCAGGAAACATAAAACTTATGTTATCACATGTACTACCAGATTTAATTAATAAAGTTTTAAAAGGACAAAACCCACTTCATATTCTAGGAGAAGGAAATCAAGTTAGATGTTACACAAATGGTAAAGATTTAGCTAGAGGAATTAGAATGGTAATGGAATCTGAAAAGGCTATTAATGAAGATTTTAATATCTCTACTCCTCAATCTACTAGTGTTTTAGAATTAGCTAAAATAGTATGGAACACTATTAACCCAAATGAAGAATTTAAAATTATTCATGATGAGCCATTTGAATATGATGTTCAAAAACGAATCCCAGATGTGACTAAAGCAAAAGAAGTATTAGGATTTGAAGCTAAAATCTCATTAGAAGAATCAGTTAATGAAGTTATTAATTACTTAAAAAATAAATGATAAAAAATAAAATAATATGGAAAATTATTGTAATGTAGGAAAAATTCTTTTAACTGGTACTTCTGATAAGAATACCACTCATCAATACGGAATAGTATATGATTTAATTTTTAATTCTCAATACTTAAAATTTAATAGACCTCTTAAAGTGTTAGAAATAGGAGTTAGTTTATTTGGAGAAGGATCTGTAGGTCCTTTTTCAAACATATCTTATGTAGAAAAATATGTAGGACTTGATAATCAAATATATAAAGGATCTATTCCTAATGATAAAGTAACTTTATATGCTGGTTCTGAGTATGATGCTTATACTAAAGATATGATTGATATGCTTATAGAAAAGGAGGGGATGTTTGATATTATTATAGATGATGGACCTCATACTTGGGAGTCTCAAGAATATTTTTTAAGAAACTATTATTCTCTTTTAAATGAGGGAGGTGTGTTAGTATGTGAAGATATTTTAGAAAATTATTGTATGAATCTTTTTTATTTAAAAAAACAACTTAATAACATGCATATCTTAGATTTAAGAATGAATGTGAATAATATAGATGAAATTATGGCTTTGAGATTTAAATAAAATTTAGTTTCAAAATGAGTAAAAAAAACGCTATAGTAATAGCAACCTATAATTCTTTATTAAAAAGTAAAGAATATAGTGCTTGTATTAACACATGGAAATTTTATTGTGATAAATACAATATATATCTTCACTTAATTGAAGGAGATAAATATATAAATGATACTAATGAATTTGATTATGCTGCTATGTGTTATGATAGATGGTTAGAAGTTGACTTTTCACCATTGGAATATAATAGAGTAACATTTATAGATGCTGATACTATAATTAGATGGGATGCTTTTGATTTCAATAAGATCTTTGATGAAAATAACATTGAAATAGCTGTAGTTTCTGACCAATCAGGAACAGGAACACCTCCTTATCATTTTAATCAATGGTTAGATTTTAATCCTAAAATATATTCTTTTGTTAAAGGATTCTTTAACGCTGGATTTGTTTCAATGAAAGCTGAATATCTTAAAGATTTTCAAACTGCTTTAATTCCTTATAGGGAATATTACTATAAAGAAAAAGATATAAATTGTCATGTTAAAGGAATAGGCAAGGAAGGAGGAAAAAGATTAGATGCTATGGATAATACTGCGGTTTGTATTGCTTTACAAGAATTATATTCTGATAAAATAAGTTGGATTTCTAAAATATTTAACCTCCAATTATCTTATATATACCCAGGCAAAAGAGGATGGATATTTTGGGAGGATTGGAATGAATTCACTAAATTAATAAACACTTTTGAATTCGTGAATGAAGCTATGATATATCATTTAGGTGGAATACTTTTAGATAAAGAAAACATAGCGGAAAATTTTTGGAATAACTTTAAAAAATATTATAATGAATAAATCATTTGAAATAGTACAAACTAATCTTGGTAATTTTTTAGTTAATGAATATGATCTTATAGGAATTAATATCCTTCGATATAAATCATGGGAATCCCATTTATATGATTTTTACTCTAATATATTAACTAAAGATGATATTTGTATAGATGCTGGGGCAAATTTAGGATTTCATGCTGTCCAATTTGGAAGATTAACCAAAAAAGTCCACGCATTTGAACCCCAACCTATGATATATAACCAGCTATGTACTAACATATTATTTAATGATTTAGACAACACAGTAATACCTTACAGATTAGCTTTAGGTGAAAAAAATGAAATACAACAGATGTGGGATATTGAAAATGAAAGCTGGGTTGGTAATGGATGTTATAACTGGGGAGGAAGAGGAATTGAACATAAAGAAGCCTCATATAATTCAAATGAAATTAGAGAACATGATCAAATAGAAGTCATACCTTTAGATTCAATAAATATCAATCCTGATCTAATCAAAATAGATATACAAGGATATGAATATTATGCTTTTTTAGGAGCTAAAGAAACTTTAAATAAAAATAAACCTGTTGTTTTATTAGAAAATAGTAATACAGAAATAGATAAAAAAGCTTTAAACTTTCTAAAAAATATGGGGTATAAAAACTATAGATATTTTATTGGAAATAATGAAGATTGTATTTTAATTCATCCTGATAATGAAAAATACCAAGTAAGTTTAAACCAAATTGATGTTATTAAAAATAAATGGAATATAAAACAAGATTAATATGAAAATATCAGCAGTAGTAGTATCAAGAAATGATAATTATGGTGGTAATCTTTTAGAAAGAGCCACATATGCCCTTAACTCAGCTATCCATACCTATGATGAAGTAATATATGTTGACTGGAATTCAGAGACTCATAGTTTACTTTATGATGTTAAAGATAATCTTCAATTAAAAGGTAATCTAAAACATTTTGTAATTCCACCTTCAGCAACCTCTTATTTAACATATCATGATCCTGATGCTCAAAAATGTTGTGAAGTATTAGGACGTAATATTGGTATTAGACGAGCTGAAGGTGATTGGATTGTTTCTACTAATATTGATATTATACATCCTAAAAGAGAAGATGTTGAAAATATCATTAAAATCAATGGTGATAATACAATGATCACTCTTAGTAGAAGAGAAACAACATGGGATGAAATTAAAAAATTTCATGGAGGTGACTTAAAATACCAAGACTGGGATAAATTAAGAGATTATATCTCAATTAACTCAGAAAAACGAGAAGTATATGAAAAAATAGTGTCTGGAGATGATTATAGTTTAATTAACTGTTGTGGTGATTTCCAATTTGCTCCTAAACATATATGGAATGAAATTAGAGGATTTGAAGAAGAACTAATTTATGCTTTATTTTCAGATACAAATGTACAGAAAAAAGCAGCTATGCATGGTTTTGGATTAAAAGCTATATTTGAACCTCCTATGTTTCATATCAACCATGGTTCTAAAGGATGGGGAGGAGGTGGTATAGCAGATGGAGTTAATAAAAAAATGAATGATCAATATAGAGCTGTAATTTATCAAAACAAAACTGAAAATTCAGATACATGGGGTTTTTCAGACATTGAAATAGAATACGAAATAATTTGATTCTTTAATTCTCTGTTATTATATTTACACCAATGGAATACGAATTTAAAGACTATTACTTTTATTCAAACACGGATGCATACCAAGAACCAATTGGGACATGCACCGCAGGCACAATAGGTATAGCTGTTATACATTTTGCTTCAATGAAAGCAATGAGTACGGAAAATTTTATAAAACTATATTCAGTAGGAGTAAAAAATGAACATAAATAACTTTGGTTCTCATCTTAGGATAAACCAGAACCATAAAAACTCAGAAAAAGATATTTTTGTTTCTATAGTAGAAACTCTTGATCAATGCTGGATACGAACTAATTTCCTTCATGATCATTTACACATTGATTTTTATGTTTATGAGGAACATTACTACAATGTAATTGAAGATTTACTTTTTTTAAAATACGGGGAAGACATAGCTAATTTAGTTTTATGGTATGTATATGACAGGTTCGACAATGATGGTTCTATTCTAGGACTAGAAGTAACAATACCTGGTAAACCGAAAAAACTTTATAAATTAAAATCAGCCCTTGAACTTTGGAATTTAATAGAAAAAATAAATAAAGCAAACCAAAATTATGAGTAGACAATGTAAAGTATGTGATGTGGTAATTGACCCACGTAGGATAAAAATCCTCCCAGACACCCAAACATGTACTCAGCATTCAACTGCTGAAAAGAAAGTGGCAATGGTGGTTCAAATGGGGGAAGGTGATCATACATGGATTGAAACGTATGCTGTGGACAGAGAGGTGTATGACAAAATTCAAGAAGCAGAAAAAAACTTTAGAAAACAGTCTAATCCCAAACCTAAAAAGAAAAAAACACAAGAGGAAGAAGAAGAATTTGCCTTTGCAGAAGACGATTCAAATATTCTTATTGAAGATGAAGATGATCTTAAAGAATGGGATGCTACTTTAGAAGATGGTTTAGAAGATGAAGACTGGAGTTATGATGATTGGAAAGGTGAAGAAGACGAAGACTAATGCCTAAACCTAAACCCATATCAAAAGAAATGGCAATTGCGGCTATGGACAAGACAAAATCGGTCCGAGCCGCAGCCCGCTATTTGAATGTTTCATACCAGCACCTTAAAAAATGGATGAAACTGTATCAGGATGAAAATGGGGTTAGTTTATTCGAATCACATAAAAACCAAGCAGGAAAAGGCATCCCTAAATTCCTATCACAAGCACCATTTGGTAAAAAAGAACCAGCCTTATTAGACATATTAGAAGGAAAAATAAATCCTGCTCACTTCAACCCTCAAAAAATAAAGTATCGAATGATACAAGAGGGGTATTTAAAAGAAGAATGTTATAATTGTGGATTCCATGAACGTAGGGTATTAGATTACAAAATTCCACTTGTTCTTCATTTTAAAAACGGTAATAAACAGTATTATACTATTGAAAATATGGAAATGCTGTGTTATAATTGTTATTATTTGACTGTTGGTGATTTGTTTTCTAATAAACAAATTGAAGGTTTAGAAGACCATCGTCCCATGTCTCAAAGTGAAGTAGATTGGGAAGTAGATGATTATACACTTCAACGTTTAAAAGAATTGGGGTTAGAAAAAACTCAACCTCCAACTGATGATGGTTCTGAGTTTATTAGTAGACTTTAAATATTTATTAGTAGATGAAAAGCAAAAAACATCAAGATATTATTACTGATTATGATGCTATTAAGGCAAAACATTTAGAAAAATTAGCAACCCAAATGCTTGCTAATGATGAAAAAATGAATCAACTTAAAGGCAAAGAAATTAATCCTAAATTTTTAGACTTATTCTAATATGGCTGTTGAAATAATCTTAAATAATGTTGATGAATTCCAAGACATGATTGATAGGAAGGATTTTGCAATAGCCGCCGCTGTTGTAGAGACACTTCTAGAAAACCTAAACACCCGTAAAAAACATTTACACGTACTATCAGTTACTTGTTTAGAAGATGATGCTACATACGACATAACACTAGAAAAAAAATATTTTTGTGAAACGTTACAAGAAAACCTAAAATACTATGTTGAGAAAGAACTCTATGAGGACTGTACCAGAATAGTAGAAGCTATAAACAAATTAAAAGAAAAAGAAGATGGCATTAAAAACACAAACCCACTCAGAAAGGAAACCCCGAAGAAAAAGGCCTAACATCCATTCTAAAAAAAAGTCAAGCAAGCTAAAAACAAGCAAAAATTATAAAAAAATTTATAAAGGACAAGGAAGATAAGTTATGAGTAAAAATTCACCCCAAAGCAACTACGAGTGCTTAAAGTCTTACATTCAAATAATGGAGACTAAAAGAAGAAAAAACCAACAACAACAAGCTGCTCGTCAACCAAGGCAAGCAACTAAAAAGTACCATCCTGCTCTAAAGTATAATGGAGAGTAATGTATTAAGGTACTTTAACAAAATTCCCGACAGTACATTGCTAATAATGGCAATGTACAGTTGGGAGAATTTAGAGGAACTATGTACACTCCTCACATTAGACTTGGAAATTTCCCGCCAAGAAAAGCAATTTTCTTAACATTTTATTTGGCTTTGTAAAGCCTTTGTCGTATATTTACGTGTAAGTTAAAAAACATGGACAAACACGTATATCAATTCAAAGACGGAAAACATTACATTACTGGAGGCAATGTGTATCCTGCAATTGCCCATTTACTAGACAGATCAGTTATACTACCATTTTGGATTGATGTACCAAGCAATACAACTCTTGATGATATTGTTTGGACTAAAAGTGTTGATACCAAACCAAAACCAATCTCAAACATTATAGAGGTGTCTTCATCATCAGGTGAAGGAAAATACCAAATTCAAAAAATTGGTAATACCTACAAATGTAATTGTCCAGGTTACTGGAGGAGTAAGGATCGTATTTGTAAACATATTAAACAAATAATAAATTAAAGTTATGAAAAAAGTAGGAAAAATTACAAACACTTGGAAACGTGCTCTCCAACAAATTGAAGCTGAACAATTCAATGAAGCTATTGAAACACTAGATGAATGTTTATTGCTTTTAGCATTAGCAACTGAAGATGAAACTGAAACAATTGACAATGTAAGTGTTGATTTGTGGAAAACTAGAGTATGGGTTAAACTTGAAGAACTAGACGCTGTTCCGCTTTATGATGAAAAAATCTAAACGACACACATCCGAAGACCCTGATGCTAAACCATACATTGTGTACAACGAGTACTTACAAGTATGGATTGGTTTAAGAGAAGGAGGACGATCAATAGCATTTTCAGATAACTATGATGATGCTAAACCATTGAAATATGAAGAACAATTTAAGTGTTTACAACGCTTAACAACATTAAAATTAGAAAAAGAATACATATGAAACTGTTAATAGGAATAGGAATTGGAGTATTAGCACAATTGCTAACATTCCTTCAACTACAAGGCCGATGGAAATTCCAATGGATGAAAGACCATCCTCATATGGTTGTTTGGTTGGGTATTCCTATTTCCTATTTGTTCATGTATTCTGTTCAGTGCATGGTTGAACATTTTGGTGGACAACTGTGGCCTTCTCGATTAATAGGTTTTGCTATTGGAACTGTTGTTTTTACATTTATGTCAATAAACTGGTTTAATGAACCTATTAGTATGAAGACGGGTATCTGTTTATTATTAAGTATTTGTATTTTATGCATTCAATTATTTATGAAATAATATGGGAGAAAAAAGAGGACTTACAGTAAAATTAGTTTATGACTTTCCTACTCAACTATGCACTGAAGTGTTTATGGATGAATGGATAAGAGTAACTTGTAAAAGTTTTAGAAGTTTTAATGGACCAAGACGCATTTTGAAATTCAATCCTAAAAACGAACCATTCTATGAAGAATACAAGGGTCCTGTTTACTTGTTTGAAACAAACATTCCGTTAAAGGATATGAATAAAAAAGGATATGTTTACCCTCATGACACAATGCCTAAACCTAAACCACGTCCATTTGGAGGATAAAAATAAAAATATTTATAAATAAAACCATGTCACCCACAAACCCAGTCAGCTTGACAATGGAACTCATTCTCAAGACTGCTATTCAGGAAAACAAAATGGAGTTAATCCAACCTTCTAGAATATACACTGAATTGGAAATTGCCTACATAAAAGGATACATTCAGTCTTTAGAGGACATGTTATACGAATTGACACTTCTTAACGAAGAAGATTTAGATTTTACTTATAAATACAGCCTAAACTAATGCATTTTACAATATGTATTGGTAAAAGGGCTGATGGAGGACTTGTTTACTTTACATATAAAAAAAATTGCTAAAGTAATAAAGTCGTGTAGGACAGATGAACACCTTTTGTGTGCTAAAAAAATAATTAATAATTTTGTAAAATACTGGAATAACAAACCAGTAAACATACAAGTGTATTTAACATATTTTTCAGTGTTGTATAATCATCAAAAACGGGTCATAAATGAGTAACGAAAAAAGAATAGAAGAAATTTTATATGAAGCATACGAAAATGGGGTATATGAAAAATTACTGGAATTAGTAAATAAACGTGAAAAAGAAACACCATATTGCCCTAGGATTGAACACTACGAATACGCCTTAATACAGTTATTTGTAAATCATTAATATAAAAATTTGGTTTTGTTAAAATTTTGTCGTATATTTAAGCATATAAAAAACAAAACACTATGGACAAAAACAAATTTAACGGATTATCAGAGCGACACGTTGCTCAGATCATCAGAAGGAAAATGATCCAAAAGGCTAAACCTTCAGGAAAAGTATATAAACGAAATAAAAAAGACTACGGAGAAGGAGACGAATGAAAGAGTTATTTTTTTATAATGATAATGCTTATCTGGTTATAAGAAAGTTACGGACAAGTTACTTTTATAAAAAAGAAGAACTGAATCGGGAACTGCTTAATACGTGGAAAGATTATTTAGGAGCAGAACATATTTTAAAAACCGACACTCACTTTTTAATGGTTGAAAGCCTTAAAGAACCGGAGTGGACTGAAATAACAGAAAATGAAGAACAGTTACAACCCGAACAACAAACTGTTTAGAACAATTGTTCTAAGTGGTGATATAGATGAATTATCTGTAAGAGATACTATTCAAACAATCTCATTTATAAATGAAATTGATAGTGAAAAAGACGAAGTTGAGCCTATAAAGTTAATTATCAATAGTGTAGGTGGTAGTATACTTGATGGTTTTGCTTTAATTGGTATTATAGAAAATTCATTAGTACCTGTTCATACTTATGGTTATGGTTCAGTAATGTCTATGGCTTTACCTGTTTTAATAGCAGGACACAAACGTTTTGCCCACCATTTAGCTACATTTATGTATCATGAATGTTTAGACAGTATGCCTTATGATAAAATGTCTATTCTAAAAGAAAATTTAGAAGAATCAGATCGATTAATGGCAATGTATGATGAATATATTACTTCAAGAACACTTCTTACTCAAAAACAACTAAATAAAGTCAAGAATAAGAAAACTGATTGGTATTTTGGTATTAACGATGCTTTAAAACACCAAATTATACACGAAACAATATGAGAAGAATATTTTGGCCTATTAAATCATTTTTTAACAGAGTAAAAAACCTTTGGCGTTGGTTTCCAGTAATTTGGAAAGACCAAGACTATGACAACCATTTTATTGTAGAAATTCTAATCAAAAAATTAGAACACACTCGAGATTTCTTTTTGTCTGATAAAACTCACATTGCTCAAGCTGAGAAAGTTGCTGCTGAAATTCAAGAAGCAATCAATCGACTACACCAAACCAGAGACAGTTTTGAATTTTATGAATCACCAGCTATAGAATTGCTTGAACAAAAATGGGGCAAGACAACGTTTACTAGTGTTCCATACAGTTATGATGATAAAGGAAATGTGCTTTCATATGAAATGGTATCAAAAACTGAAAAAGTAAATACTGAGGAGGAGGAGAAACAGTATTCAAAGGAATTTAGAAAAGCATTAAAAGAAGCAAGAAAACAATACTTAACAGACAAAATAAACACTTACAAATATGTTGCAAAAAAAATTGATTCTTGGTGGGATTAAATGGAAAATTAAAATTGCCAAACGGTTTCTAAAACACAAATGGCAAAGAATTAACGGATTCAATCCATACAACATAAAACCAGATGGAATGTGTCCTGTACAAGCAGAAGGTACTCTTAAAGATGGTAAATGGTACTATTTTAGAGCAAGAGGCACTAATGTTAGTTTAGTTGTTTATTTATCTGAAAAAGACTTTGGAAATGAACCTTATGTTTTTTATCGTGAATTAAAATATGGTAAAACATTTGAAGCAGGATATATGAATGAAGATGATGCTATCCGTTTAGCAACAGTATGGTTAAATGAATATTTTGAATATCAACAAACATTAAAAATTAAAAAATGAGTACTTTTACAACAACCCTTTTAGTAATAGCAGGACTAATAGTCATGATAGTTCTTGTATTTTACAATTTGTATCGTCAAATAAATAAACAAATTTATGACCAAAATGGAGAATACATGAATCAAGCAGATCAACCAAATGATAATCCTCAAGTAACAAGTGTACCTGAAAAACAAATTGAAGACGAACAATAATATGCTTTTAGAATCACAATACAGACAGTGGTTAGCAGAAAACCCAGGACACTATCTTACCTATGATGAATGGTTTAGTAAGTGGGGAGAAATTAATAACCTACCAATTATCTCAGACGACTTCCAAATTGGACCTAATGGTGCTTATGAACGTGTAGGTAATGATTTAGATATAGCATACCAAGACCTACTAGAATATATCCTTGGTAATGGAGTAGAAAAGAAAGACAGAACAGGAACTGGAACCAAATCAATCTTTGGTTATCAAATCAGACATGATATGCAATCTGGCTTTCCATTGCTCACAACTAAGAAGATGGCTTGGAAAACAATGGTAACTGAATTACTATGGTTTTTAAGAGGCGACACAAACATTAAATACCTTGTTGATAATGATTGTCATATTTGGGATGGTGATGCGTATAAGAACTATAAGTTAAAAAACAATTTTCTGATAAATCAAGGCATTGACATTTTATCACAAGAAGAATTCATCAATAAAATCAAAACTGATGATGAGTTTTCTAAGGAGTGGGGTGAGTTAGGACCGATATATGGTAAGCAATGGAGAAGTTGGTCAACTTACCCATCAGATTATTTAACTAATCCAATAGACCAAATCGCAAACCTAATCTCCGAACTCAAAACAAACCCAGACTCAAGACGACTAATGGTTTCAGCTTGGAATGTAGGTGAATTAGACCAAATGGTACTTCCACCTTGTCATTATGGATTTCAAGTTTATACAAGAGAGTTGAGTTTGGAAGAGAGACATAAGTTAGCTTTACCTATTTGGAAAGAAAAGTATGGCCCACTAGCTGATGCTATGGTGCCAACAAATGTGGACAACACACCTTATAAAATACCCCGTAGAGCAATCTCTTTAATGTGGAATCAACGCAGCGTAGATACATTCTTAGGATTACCATTTAACATTGCTAGTTATGGTTTATTACTTGAAATCATTGCTAAAGCAGTTAATATGGTACCTGATGAATTGATTGGTAACTTAGGTGATGTACACCTTTACAGCAACCACATCGAGCAAGCAAAGGAACAAATTAGTAGAACACCTTATGAGTTGCCTAAACTAAACATCAATACAGAGTTTTGGCCAACCGAAAATGGATCTTGTGGTGAAGGTCCTTTGGATGCTGTAGCAGTATTCAATTCATTTAAGAATGATAACTTCTGTAAGTGTTTGTTGGAGGAGGATATTCAGTTAGGAAACTATCAATCACACCCAACCCTTAAAGCACCTTTATCAAATTAAAAAGTTATGACATACGAAAATTTCTTAAAAGTAATTTTACAGTTACAAAAACAAGAACAAGTTGTAAACAACTTGTATAAAAACAATGTTGACTTACTTGAATTTGTAGACCCATATCATCAAATGATTTCCACTTTAATTGAAGAAATTTATGGTAAGGAAGGTTTAGACTGGTGGTCTTGGTTTATTTATGAATCTGATTATGGTACTAAAGATTGGAGTAAAACTGCTGTATACGAAAAAAAAGAAGATGGAACAATGGAAATTGTAAAAGAGGCTGGAGAAGTAAGATGGGGAGCAACAGACGAAAATGGAAACCCAATTTGTTACAGTTTTGAATCATTGTGGGAATTTTTAGAAAGTCTTAGAACCAAGCCATAACCCACTTATACAATTAGTAACATATTTATTGTTATGAAACGCATAATTAGCATTGTAATCCTTTGTTTACTACTAATAAGTTGTCATTCAGTAACATATGTTAAGTATGATAAAGATGGAAAGGGCAGGATAAAAAGTAGAAGAGGTATAAATTATCCTTACACTGATCCTTATTTTCGTTACGGAGACTTACCTGCCAAACAAAAGAAATGGAGAATTAAACGTAGTAAGAAAAAGAACAGTTAATGGTTGGAATAATATGTTTGTTTTTACTAATTCTTTTTATTGTGTCTTTTTCATACAAAAAGAAAACACAATCTGTTGTTACTCAACTTTCAAAAATAAAAACTGAATTAGAAAATAAAAATAAAGTACTTGAATTCCGAAAACATGAATTGGTTTTAAGTCTAAAGTACGCTCACGAAATTCAAAAAGTATTACTACCAGGAGAGGAATTTATCAAAAGATATCTTCCTCTTTCATTTTTCTTTTATAAACCAAAAGACATTGTTGGTGGAGACTTTTTTTGGTTTCACAAAATAAATGAACACAATTACATTATTGTTTGTGCAGACTGTACAGGACATGGAATACCAGGAGCATTTATGACTATGCTGGGGAATAGTTTTTTAAATCAAATTGTGGTTGAGAATAAAATATATGATTTGCCTCAAATACTATTTGAAATGGATAGACTGGTAAAAACAACTCTAAAACAAAATAGAATAAACCAATCCATACAAGACGGTATGGACATGGCTATAATTAAAATTGATAAACAAAATAAACAATTACACTTTGCAGGAGCAAAACACAAATCAGTTTTATTTAAAAAAGACCAAATCCATGAATTAAAAGGTAATCGATTTGGAATTGGAGGTGTAGGTGAAAAAACATTTACTCAAACCAAAATTGAATATGAAGAGGATGATACATTGTATTTGTATACAGATGGGTATGTAGACCAGTTTGGAGGTGAAAATGATAAAAAATTTACTACAAAACAGTTCTATGAATTATTACAATCAATTCACTATGAACCTATACTTGAACAGTATAAAAAAATAGAATTTGAAATTAATAAATGGAAACACGGATTTGAACAAACAGATGACATTACTGTTATAGGAATAAAATTCTAATAGGACTTTTCCTTCAGTTGAACATATTTATACTTGTAAACCAAAAACAAGAGAAGGAATAAATGGAAAGTATTATTATAACTGTGATTACTTCAGTCACGTCAATAATAGTTACACTAATAACGGCGGGGTATTTTAAGAAATGGTTAGACGAAAAACACCAATCCAGTTCTAGAAAAAAATTAATGACTCAAATTAATAAAGATGAAATCATTCATCTTACAGTTGAGGAAATTAAAAACGAATATGAAGCAGACAGAGTATACTTAATTCAGTTTCACAATGGTGGAACGTTTTATACTAACTCTCCAATGCAGAAAGCATCTGTTACTTACGAAAGAACATCTGATGGTTTAGAACCACTATCAAACAACATGATAAATTTCTTTGTAAGTCACTATACTTCACTTATCAAGTCTACAATTGAAAATAAATTTTTCTATAATGACATAGAAAAAATAGAAGACATAACCACTAAGGCATTACTCAGAAAAACAAGCACCCAAGCATCAGCTGCTATTCCAATTTATGACAGGGGCAGTTCTAAATTTGGAACACCAAATGGTAATTTAATAGGAATATTAGTAGTTGACTGGGTATTTAGTGATGTACCTAAAGAATTTATTAAATCTAAAGAAGAAAATGGATGCTGCTTTACAGATGAATTTAAAGAGCATTTATTGTTAAATGGTGAATCAGTTGCTAATTTAATTAAGCAGAACCAGTAACAACACTTTAAAATGAAAAAATTAGTAGTAATGGTTATGTTACTGCTGATACCGTCTTGTGTGCCGTATAAAGGCATCACAGTAGCAGACAAAAAAAGACTTAAAAAAACAACTTGGGTTACAGCTAATCCTCGTCCTAAACCTTCAATTTGGAAAAAACCAAAAAGGAGGTGCTATGATTAAAATTAAACATAACTACAATTACGAAATTGAAGCAGAAAAACTGTTGTGGGAAGCACATTCCCGTAATAAACTGGTTGAATTTCAAAAACTGGTGTCCAGGTATGAATTAATTATGAACCGTGCTGATGCTTTGGTTTGTGCATATAAATGGTTAAAAACTGGTTTAATTTAATTTGGATAATTTAATTTATTTTCATATATTTATAATAAATAAACAATTATGAAAGACAATTTTAGCACATACAAATGGAGACGTGAACATTTAACTGAAAATGAAAATGTAATTAAAGATATAACTAAAATAACCTTTGAAGACGTTCAGAATAAATATATACTGATAAATAATGAAGCAGTATTTAATGCTTGGAAAGAATCATTTGTAAATGCAGGGAAGTTTAAGAATGAATTTAAAATAACAAATGATAAAATTATTCCTTATAACCCAAATCCATCCGTGTTTTCATCAGCAATTCCCCCCCCCCCCCCTCTACATAAATAAAACTAGGCCTTCGGGCCTTTTTTTATTATATTAATGGAAAATTAAAAACCATGAAAAAGTTATTATTATTTCTTGTCACTTGTCTAATTTTAATAATTATTATCACCGCCAAAAACAGAATTGAAGTTCCCGTACAACAAACACCTGCTCAACGACTATACAAATCAATTACAACTTATGCCTCATTATACGACATTCCTATACACGTTGCTTTTAACATTGCTCGTATAGAAACAGGATACTTAGGCCCACATCACACAAATTATAACCATAAACAAAAGTCAAGTGCTGGAGCATTAGGAGCAATGCAAATTATGCCTCAATATGCTTCTTACTATGCTGGTTTCAAAGTACCAAAATCAATGTTAAGGGACAGTATAGAATTAAATGTAGAAATTTCTATGAAAATGCTACAGGAATGGTATAAACGTTATAAGGATTGGGGTAAAGCCGCTGGAGCATACAACACAGGTAAACCAGTCATGAATAAGTATGCTAAAAATGCAGTGAAACATAACTATTTAGACTTTTGGATAAAACCAGACACTGGTTCACACTTTGGGGACACTTTAATGGTAGTAAATTTTGATAATAAAAGTAAGTAAATTATATTTACGTAAAATAAAAGTTATGACAAACACAATTACACTTAAAGACAACTATTCGTTGCAAATCGTTGCTGACAATTGGGACAAAGCCATTTATGTATGGTTAACGGATGATAGTGGTGACAAAAACACCTTATTATCAACTTGGAGAAGTGGAAAATGGAATATGAATTGTTTTAATGGTGGACAGTTTTTTGAATTGGCCAAAAAGCATTCTAGAATAAAAAAATATATAAAAAATGCTTTTGAACATATCCATAGTAATGAATATGAAACTACTATTAGAAAAACATGGACTAAACTCAACTGTTTCAAGCGTCGTATTAGAATAAAATTTTACAAAATAATCCACTGATTATTCTTCATAACCTGTTGATATTTATAACAAACAACAGGCTATGCGATTATACAGTTATTTAGAATTAAAAAACCAATTTGATAGACTCGGGTACCAATTCCCGAGTTTTCATATCGTTGGAATACGTTCAAATGCTAATAAACCAAATGAATTTGATGACTTAATTGGTTTAATAAATAATTCCAATGTGTCTTGGTTTACAGGAACAACTAATCCAGGAACACATTGGTTAAAAAATTTGATGAATCCTAAAGGCACTGCTTTACTAAAACCAGGCCAATACATTAATTCTTGGAAATTAGGATTACACCGTAACCAATACAAAGCATTAGTACAATGCAAACCAATTACTGTGTTTAGAGACAAAGACAGGGATGCAATTGCTGAAGAAACAGCAATTACTGATACTGGTATTTTTGGTATTAATATTCACAGAGCAAATCCAAATTTTATTAGTAAATTTGTTGATAAATGGTCTGCTGGTTGTCAAGTAATAAACAACCCAACTAATTTCAAAACATTAATTAATGCTTGTGAAGCATCAGGATTAAACCAATTTACATATACACTTTTAAAAGAATTTTAATATGAAAACTAAAAAATACTGGATTGACAAAGTAGTGTCAAGTAATAGTGGTGTATCATCAAAACGTGTTGCTGGTATTTTTATACTAGTAAACATAGTTATTTTTTGTTATGCTGCTTTATTAAGAGACATAGAATTACCTGAATACATGTTTGAAGCAATTTGCTTATTGGCTGGTAGTTTACTTGGTATTACTACATTTGAAAACATATTCAGAAAACCATCTACACCACCAACTGATACTACTAATACAACAAACGAATCTGGACAATGAAAACATTTTTTACAAAAAACTGGTATTATTTAATTATGATAGCAATGTTAGTTGTTATTGTTATGCTTTATAATAAACCACCAGTTACAATTGAAGTTAAAGACACAGGAGCAATTGATCGTTTAGGACGCACAGTTGACAGTTTAACTAAAGCACATATTGCTCTTCAAACTGACTTTAATAATAAACAAACGGCTTTAATAGACAACACAGTAAAACAAAATAAAAAAGATGCTAAAAAAATTATTGATATTCCTAAGCTTAATAATCCTGAACGTGACAGTATTTGGACAAAAATTAATACCAGTGAGGATAGTATACCAGGGGGATACTGGGATATTCTTAAACAAAAAACAGGAGGACGAAGTCCTAAAGACTTATAAGTATAAAGAAATATACAAGTCAAATCTTGACTCAATGTTTAAGTACTCAGAAGCATGTACTGATGCTTTAATACATTCATTAGACTCTTATAATCAATTGAATATAAAATACAATCAATTAGAAGTAAAGGCCAATGATTGGAAAAATGAAGCCATAGAATGTTCTGTGTTGTTAAAAAAGTCTCAAGTTGATTTGGAAAAAGAAAACAATCGAAAAAGAATTTGGAGAAGAATTGCTATTGGTGAAGGAACACTTATATTAGGAGTAGCAGCTCTATTTTACTTTTTATGAAATGTTATTTAACTTCTTTATTATTATTCCTTAGTTTTACTACTTGTTCTCAAGTATACGTTCCAAATGCATTTTCACCTAATGGTGATGGACACAACGATGTGTTTATGGTTTCGTCTCAAGACACATTAAGCCGTTATCATCTTAGAATTTATAATTGTTATGGTGAATTGGTTTTTGAATCACAAAACCAAAACGAACCATGGTTAGGTGGAAATGAATACTATTCTCAATCAGACAAATATGTGTATTTGTTAACATGGTTAGAAACAGAACCAGCCATAACTGAAAAGAAAATCAAAGGAAATGTAACACTTCTGCGTTAAAATTTGGCTGTTCACAAATTTGTTCGTATATTCAAACAAAATTAAGGTTATGACAACACTGGTAATTCATCCAAAAGACAGAACAACAGATTTCTTAAAACGAATCTACAAAGACATTCCTAATAAAACAGTTATTACTGGTGGAACAGATAAACAATCCATCATCCAACTAATAGGAATGCATGATCGTATTTTACTTATGGGACATGGTTCGCCAAATGGTTTGTTTACAGCAGGACAGTTTGAATTTAATACACCAGGTATGCTTAGTTCATCTTATGTTATAGGAGATGGATGTGTTGAAGCATTAAGAAAAAAAGACAATGTATTGTACTTGTGGTGTAATGCTGATCGATTTGTAAATTATCATAAATTGAAAGGTTTATACTCAGGTATGTTTATCAGTGAAACTGGTGAAGCACGTTACTGTAGAGTAAAAGCAAATCAAATACAAGTAACGGAATCAAATAATTTATTTGCTTATTTGTTAGGTGAACAATTAGCAACTAATAAACCATTAAACGAAATTCATCAAACAGTAAAATCACTTTATAGTGAAATGGCTGAATACAATTCAGTAGCAGAGTATAATAATAACAGATGGTATTATGCATAAGTTAGTAGCAATAGGAGACATTCATGGTCGTAATGTTTGGGAACAAATTCTAGAAAAAGAACAACCAAATACTGTTGTATTTGTAGGAGACTACTTTGATAGTTTTGACATTCCAGGTATAGACCAAATCCATAACTTCAAAAACATTGTACGTTGGAAATTAGAAAACCCACAATGTGAAGTGATAATGCTAATTGGTAATCATGACTTTCATTATATGAATATTTGTAATGAACGTTATAGTGGATTCCAACATAGTCTTTATTTGGAAATTGGTAACATACTAGAAACAAACAGACACCATTTACAAATGACTTATCAGTATGATGATTTGTTATTTAGTCATGCTGGTGTTAGTCCTGAATGGTTAAAAAATTGTGGATGGGATGGACAAGACGTGGTTGAATTTATAAATGACTTATGGTATTTTCAACCACATAAATTCAAATTTGCAGATAATGGATATGGACATAGTGATCCTTATGGTGATGATACATTTCAAACACCGATTTGGATTCGTCCTAGAAGTCTAATGAAAGTGTTAAAACGACACCCAATGAAAAAACAATACATTCAAGTAGTTGGTCATACTAGTGTAAATGAAATTGATACTAAAGGTAAAGCAACTGGTGGACGTTATTACTTTATTGATGTATTAGACAACCAACCACAATATTTAGTATACGAAAACAAACAAATAAAAATTAATAAATTATGAAAACAGCACTTAAACTTATTTTAATTTCAATTTTGTTTTATTCATGTGTAGCCCAAAAACCAGCATGGTATAGACCAGGAAGCATTTCTAGAACAAATGTTCATCAAAATGGTGGCTGCGGCTGGTCAAAATAAAAAAACTACAATTTCTTGCGCAAAAGACTTGGATTTCCAGGTCTTTTGTCGTATATTTAACTGTAATTAAAACGTTATGACAAAACAAGAACGAAAAGACTACAATGTATTAACTGAAATGTATCGTAGAGCATTTGCTGCGAGTACACCTAAAGGTGATTTTGATCAATTATTAGAAGATGCTCCGCTCAATGAGTTTGGACAAAAAATTATTCCATTTCTAGAATATGAATGTGAGCAAGAAGTAATGGAGCAAATTGTTAAAGATGTGTTAAAAGAAAACAAAATTCCAAAACGCAGACATCAAGCATTCCTGACTAGTTTCATGTTAGGATGTTCACCAAAAACTAAATAAAACAAATAAAGGTTATGATAGTAGAATTTGAAATGTTCACAGAAGAAGGTAATGAGGCGTGTACTCATGCTTACCAAAACATTAAGGATGTTATTTTTGGAGACAAATTTGTTTCTGAAAAAGAATTAAAACAATTAGTAGCAGAGCAAATTGCTCAAGTAGCATCAGTACACCCAGAGGTACATGATACAGAACCGGAATGGCATTTTGTTGATAGGATCAATAAGTGTTTAGAAACTAAAGGTTATAATTATAAAATCAATAGAGGAGACCTATGAAAAAACAAACAGCAGTAGAATGGTTGCAAGAGCAGCTAAAAAAAGGAATTGATTTTAATCCATTAGATAAAAATAGCTATTTGAATAATGTTGAGAAGCTATTTGAACAAGCGAAAGCAATGGAGCGTGAGCAGATTATTGAAATCGTGGAAAAAAGCAGAGCCACAGGACTTACTGCTGAGTATTTGATTCTAACATACAAAGGAGGTGAGCAATGAATAAGGTGTACGAAATCAAACTTGTTATTACCGTTGATGAAAAGGGAGAGCAAGAAATTGCTGAATTGAAAAACGACATTCTTAGCGGTAGGTACCAAAGAGAAATTATTGGGGGTAAGTACGGAATCCTCAAGGCAAAAGCAACATTTACTGAAATTAAAGGAAGTGAGCAATGAGTAAAATAAGAAGAACTCTTAATATCCTTTTTGATAAGTCAGAGGTATTTAAAGACTCTCCTTTTTTCAGATTTAAAATAATTTTAAATATTTGGAGAACAAGATAATGAATAACAAAGAATTCAGCCGCTATGAACACGCGGAAACCATAACAAGCAGTGACACCAAAGTCTCCAATACTTTTCTTGACCATGTACCAGAAAAATCGGAAAAACCGATTATTCCTGAAATCTCAGATGAAGAGATAGAAAAGTTTGCCAAAGAAAAACATATAGGTCTTTCAATAGATGTGCAAAATTATAGAAGATGTTTTGTACAAGGTGCTAAATGGATGAGAGATAAAATCAAAGGAGGTGAGCAATGAGTAAACAAATAATATTCAAAATTCTAAGTTACGTATCAGCAATGACTATTGGTATATATAGTGCGTCTCAATTCAAATACAAGGAAGATATTGAGTTGCATCGTTGGTGTATAACTATTTTATGTTTGATTTTCTTTTTAATTCAATCAAATGAAGGAGGTGAGCAATGAAAATAGTAGTCAAGTATTTTACAACTGAAATTGAGATTTCAGATAATAACGCTTCAGATGATGGGCGCGGATTAATTTACCATAACCAAACATACACATTACAATTACTTGAAAAAATTGTAAATGAAGTAATTAAATTAAATGAAAATAAAGAAAAAAATAATGAGTAAACAAACAGCAATCCAACTTTTAAGAGAAAGTATAGACTCTGAAATAAAATTAGGGACTAAAATGGTGGTTAACTGGGACATGTATTTGGAAATGGAGCGTGAGCAGATTATTGATGCCTTTGGCGTAGGATGCCAAGTAGAGTCAACAAGACTAATTGGGTATCAAGATATGGCATCTGAATACTACAACGAAACATACAAAAAATAAAAATATGAATAAAATAGAAAGAGCAATAGCTGATTGTAAAGAACATATTAAAAATTTACAAACAGAAAAACTAATACTTGAAGCTGAATTGAATGCTTATAAAAAACAATTGGACAATCTAGAACGTATTGAATCAAATAAGCATATTTTTCATCACGAATCACTAAAAACACCTAACGATAAACCTCAACAAAGTTACCTATGAACTCAATCGACCACGCAAAACTAGAACTGCAAACAGCAGGCTTCTTTGATAAAGACTCTTTCTATGGAGGAATGATAGGAGAAGCAGTAATGCAACTAATGGAAGTATTTGCTAAACAAGGCCATTCAGGCCACTCAGCTCCTATAGTTGCTAATATATTCCATAAACTAGCAAACTATGAACCACTACTACCAATCACAGGTAAGGATGAAGAATGGGGTGATGTAAGAGACTTAGGCAATGGAAAACCTTGGTATCAAAACAAACGTTGCTCTGCTTTATTTAAAGATGGTGAAGATGGAGAAGCATATTACATTGATGCTATAGTGAAACGAGACCAAAATGGTGTTTGTTGGACAGGTAGGTGTTGGATTAATGAAGAAGACTATAAAACAGGAGACCAAAGTAAGATGATCAGCAGTAGAGGATATGTCAAATCATTTCCATTCACACCTAAAACATTTTACATTGATGTGAAAGATGTTGAAATAGCAAAGGATGATTGGGAATCGTTCATGGTTGATCCGTCACAATTGGATGAAATAAAAGAATACTATAATTTAAAGTAATTCACCTTCTATTTGGCTTCCCAAAATTTTATTCGTATATTTAGGTATAAATTAAAAACATGAATAAATTCAAATATGTAAAAGCACTTTGGTCACCATTCAACCCATTTAAAGTAAAATGGTATGTTGGTAAAACTAAAATAGGAACACCATACTTCTATCCTAGAAAAGCAGTTAAGGATCCTGATAAACCAGGTTATTTGAAATTTGTTCCTAAAAAAATAGGATTTGATGTTGTGAGTTTAGGATACAAAACAAAATGGAGCAGTACTGATTATAGATTTGAATGGTCACCACTAGTATCATTTGTGTTTTTTGGTTATCAAATAGCAGCTATGGTATCTGCACCTGAACGTGATCATTATTGGGCAGCATGGTTATACTATGAAAATAATACAAATCCTAAACAATCAAAACGAGAACGTATTGAGCAGTGTAAGAAAGAGTTTCCACTGAATTTTACAGCGTATACTAAGGATACTCAACAAGAAGTTAATTATTATAATTCTATTTTAAGAAAAAAGTACATATGAGTGGAGGACATTTTGATTACAAACAATTTGAAATTGAGCAAATAGTTGACTCAATTGAAAGAATCATTGCGAAGAATGGTCGTAAGAAAACTGATGAAGAACTTAAAGATGAATCTTGGCGTAAGGCTGATTGGTATGAACAATACCCTGAAGACCTTTACCACTACAAATATCCAGACGAGGTAATTGAAAAATTCAAAGAAGGTGTAGATGTGCTTCGTAAAGCAGCTGTATATGCCCAACGCATTGATTGGTTGTTGTCAGGTGATGATGGTAATGAATCATTTTTAAGACGATTAAAAGAAGAATTAAACGAATTGGGACAATAATATAACAAATACAAATTCAGTTATGAACGCTAAACAAGAATTATTAGAAATTTTAGATAAAGTAAAATCAAGACAATTCACTTTACTATGTGCTGATATTACTTACGAAGGGAATTATGATGAACCAAATGAACTAATTCGACTTCCACTCCACTACACTGAAGAGCAATTAAACAGCTTTTACAATAGTTTAGACTTTAACTACAATAATGGCTATGGTTCACAACACTTGTTTGGTACAGTATGGTTAAAATACGGAGCATGGTTAGAAAGATGGGAATATGATGGAAGTGAAGGATGGGAATTAAAAACATGCCCTGCAATACCGAATTATTTAAGAGAAAATACACAATCAAATGGACAACAATAACGAACTACAATATGAGTTGGATGCAACTCACGATGCATATATTGAATTGATGAAAAATCGACTTGATTGGTGTGTGCAAACGGAACGATATGAAATGGCAGCTCGTTTGAGGGATTTAATAGAATACGAAACAACACAAGACGAGAACATTAAGAATAAATACTATTTGCAGTTATTACAAAAGTATGCACCTGAATTTCACGAAGTAGTAAAACATAAATACGAAAAAATATGAGAACATTAATGAATTTATTTACACAAACAGACAAACTACAACATTTTATAGTAGGGACGTATCTGTACATGTTAACATCAATTGACTTTGGCTTTGCGTGGCCGTGGTTAATAGTAGCAGTAGCTGCGTTTGGGAAAGAAATAGCTGACCGTTACGTATTCAAAAAGAAATTTAGTTGGCAAGACATATTCATGACTATGTTTGGAGCAGCATGTGCTTACTTGTTAATAGCAAACCATTACTTAAACTTTGCTTAATGACACCACTTCAAGAATTAAAACAGCAAATCAAAAAGTTAGATGAAAAGGGTATAGCAATAACCAATAAAGGTTTTCTCACCCTAATAGAAACATTCATTGACAAAGAACAATTACAAAATAAAAGAAAAAGAAAATGAATAAAGAAAATAATAGTACTGTAGGTGCAAATTTTATAGTAACTCTATTAACAGTATTTGTAGTACTTAAACTAACAGATAACATAAATTGGAGTTGGTGGTGGGTATTAAGTCCATTGTGGATTCCATTTGCTCTATTGTTTTTAGTAACAATACTTGAAGGTCTACTCAATTTTACAAATAACATAACTAAATTAAATAAAAAACAGAAAAATGAAAACAGCAAAAGAACTAATGATAGTACTTGGAATCCTTTTACTAACGGGAGTGACGATTACCTTAATAGGTAAAAACATGAATAGAAATAATATTCCAGTAACTAATAATACAACAACGTGTTGTGATACTACATTGTGTGACACAACAATTATCACCACTCCAATAGATGGAACGTATGTTGATACTATGATTAAAGAGATTAGGTGATAAAAGGATCAGGTGATAAAGTGATTAGGTGTATAGAAAGATTAAGTGTATAAAGGGATCAAGTGTGGAAAACAAAGAGATTGGGTGAAACGAATATACGGATATAAAGATATAAGTATATAAGTAGATATGGTGTGTGGAAAACAAGGTAGTTAGTGGGTGGGGTGAGAGGTGTGGGAAGGTAACCCCCCCGCCCCGCCCCACCACCCTTTCTCGTATACAAAGGATATACATATATACTATTCGCAAAAGGATCGGGTGTTTTTCGCAAAGAGATTGGGTGTAAATGGATTAGGTGTAAAAAGATTAGGTAAAAAGCATTTGGCTCCCCAAAAATTTGTGCGTATATTTAGGCATAAAATTAAAACACATGCCTTGGATAATCGCACTTTTTTTAGTTGTTGGAATGATAATTCTAGCAAACATTTATGAGGCCTTTCAATCAATGAAAGAAAGCCCATACGAAACAGTTAGGATAATTTACTGGGTAATTGTAACGGGAGTTTTTGGGTGGATGCTAATAGCAATGTTTAAGTTGTTTTTTTAAAACCAGACACAGTGGTGGGCGCCGGGGCGCCTGTTCTTTTTTTACGGTACGTTTATAACTAAACTTTTATTTTACTTGTCAGTGACTTTCCGCATCGAGCGAGTGTGAATCTGAAAATAATTGTTTACTTGTTTTTGCTATAGTTTTAAACCATTCAGCTTTAGGTTTGTGCGTTCGACCTGCATCTCGGTAATAATTGTTTTATCAGTTTTAACCCGCTAAGGGTGAGTGTGTGGCTCAAATAAAAACGCAATCTATCGGTGCGACACGGATCTTGGTGTGATCTATTATAAATATTAATGAAAGTAAGAAAATGCAAGTGTTCACACCTCTTATTTGGCTTTCCAGAAAACTGGTCGTATATTCACTTCAAATATTTAACACACATGAAAAATTTAGTAATTAAAAGAGGTAAAGGTCGCCCAAAAAAGACCCAAACAGCACCTGTAGCAACATTCAATCCTGCAAGTGTAAAAATTGTAAGAGGATCAGAATTGAAATTTGACGAAAGCGTTTTTCGTCCTATGAGTACAAGTACTCTAATGGATAACATTTTGTCTAGTCAGAAAGGCTTGATGCCAGCAGTTAATATGATTATATGTGGTGGACCTGGATCAGGTAAAAGTACGGTAGTGCTAGACATGTTGAGCCGTCTTGCTTTGAGAGGCAAAAAGGTATTGTTTGTTTCAGGTGAAATGGATGAAATAGGTCACTTCAAATACTGTAAACGAATGCCAGGTTTCAAAATTGTACCTACCTTGTTCTTAAAGAATTATACTGATACCGTACGTGAGACTCTAGAGCACGTGTTTGATCAAGGATATGATGTGATTGCTATAGACTCAATTGCTGAAGTGATTGAGATGTATAAGGATACCTATAGAACTACTGAGTCAGCTGCTGAGTTGTGGTTCTTGAATCTTCAGAGTACCGTTAAAAGAGGTGAGAATAAGTTGAAAAAATATACTTCATTTATTAATATTCAACAGGTAACTAAAGCAGGTGAATTTGCAGGTAGTAACCGTTTGAAGCATATGACTGAAGCAATGTGTCACGTTGATCGGATTAAAGACAGTGATGCACGTAAAGTATACTTCAGCAAGAATAGAGATTGTGATACAGAAAGTTTCATCAAGTTCAGAATTGGATTGAATCAGGTTGAATACAGTTTACCTGATGCTGATGATGAAGAATAATATTCATGTGTGTGTTTTAATCAAGTGTGGGCCCTCCGGGGCCCCTCTTGTTGGAGGGATCGGGTGGGAAACCTAACAGAACTATGCAGAAAGATTTGGAGAAGCAAAAAATTGGTCGTATATTTAACTATAATTAAAAAACAACAACACATGTACAGCTTAAAATGTTCTTATTACACTAAAAAGTTTAATTCTATTTACGAATTACTTGATGCCATTGTTGCAGATGGAATGGACCCAAATTATTTAGTTTTGAAAGATGGAAAAAGTATAGGTACAAAAGCAATTGATTTAATCCAAATATAATTAAAAAATAAAACACATGACAAAACAGCAAACCGCATCCCTAATTGAAGTACTTCAATTATCATTAGATTATTCGGATCATATGTGGGACAACAAAGAATCCCATGCTAAAATTATCGGGTACTTACAAGGCACTCTTAAAGGAACAATAAATGAATTAAAAGAAATAGCAAAATAAGTTTGGAGAAGCAAGGGATTGTTCGTATATTTAAGTATAATTAAAAAACACATATAATGAGTAAAAAACCAAAATTAGAGTATTTTGAAGACAAGTACGGTATCAAAACACTAAAAACACCACTTAGTGATAATGATAAAGCACTTTTAGAACAATTAAAACAAATGTTAAATAATAAAAACAATAAATAATAAAGGTTATGAGTAAAAAAGTAAAAACAACTGCACCGGCAGTAGAAGTAAAAGTAGCAGGTCGCAAAGGCAGACCAGTAGTAGAAAATTCAGCTCGTCAAGCCCGTTTAGCGGCTAGAGCAATGCGTGCCGCTGCAAACGGCGGTGTAGTAAAACGTGGACGTCCGGCCACTAAAAAGGTCGAGTCACCGTCTGAAGCACCGGCTGCGGCCTAATTGGAGGTTACAAATGCTCCCGAGTGGGTGCGAGGCCCACACTTGCCCGGGTGCTGAAATAGGTATACGTGCAGCACTTAAAATGCTGCTGCTAAAAACAGCAATGCCGGTTCGAGTCCCTCCCCGGGTACTATGAGTAAGAGATACTCAGAGTCTTTAATTCAAGACTTAAACAATGAATAGGGTATTGGACTGGACATCCTTAAACGCCAGTCTCTTTGGGATAAAGCTAGGTAACAGAGGCTCCAAGTAGTTTGACTAATTTTAAGAGGGTAAGACCCGCAGGTTTATTGAAAGAAAGAAAACCGATACATCTACTCACCAGTAATCTCAAGGTGGGGAAACATAGTCAGGTGGCGGAATTGGTATACGCTATACTTAAGCAGTTGAAGCTGGGTAATTCAACGATACAGGTTCGAATCCTGTCCTGACTACTAAAAATAAAAGTAATGAGAAGTAAAACATTTCAAAGGATATTAGATAAAATGGAGAAAGACACATGGTGGGTGAAATTCAAGAGATGGTTTAAGGTAGAACTCCATGTTATTAAATGTTTAGGTATAAGAAAATACATTAAACATAAAACATAGTCAGGTGGCGGAATTGGTTAGACGCTATATGTTTTGGAAGGAGATAGGAATAGTAACTACCCTAAACCAAATAAAAGATTTTACAGGTTCGAATCCTGTCCTGACTACTAAAAAGAAAATTTAAAAATAACTAGGCTTCTTATAGAGGCCTATTATATTACAGGTATAAATTAATAAGTTAAATTAAATTAATAATTATGCGTCGTTTAAATTCAACAGCCAAATTGGCTTTCTATTCCGCTCGTAAGCGTGAAGGTGATACTAACCGTATCGCAGACATGACAGGTTATTCTACCAGTCACATTTCTAACATTGTCAACGGTAACCGCTCGATCAATCAGCCGGTTGCAAATGCAATGTACAGTATTTCTCGTAGACGTCAGAAGAATTCTGAGCGTCAGTTGACCTTCTAAGAAAGGTCTTTAAGTGCCATGTGTTTTTAGGGGTAGCGGTGCCAACGGGCGCCGCTTCTCTTTTGTTCACAACTAAATTTGGTTATGTGAAGTTTTTATTGTATATTCAACTCAAATAATTAAAAACACATTATTATGAGTTACGTTTTATGCAAAGCACAAGCCACAAAAGAAATGAATGAGTGTCTATTGAACACTGTTACCGAGCAAATTGAAATAGTAAGAATGGAAATGGACGGTTGTTATAATCAATTTGATTATGATAACTATAAAGTCGAAATGCGTCAGTATAAAGCAATTAAGAAGGTAGCATCCGTTGCCCTAGAACAGGTAAACGAATTTATTAAAGAAAATCAGTTTTACCTTAATTAAAAACAAGTTTGGCCTAATAAAATTTTGATCGTATATTTAACCTATAATAATTAAAAAATAAAAACATGACAAATCAAAACATTGCAAACGTAGTAATTGCCGTATTAAACGAAACAGAATTAGACGGTGAAATGATGGAGTATATAATCAATAAGGTCGGAATGAGGGATCAGATGATCAGACAACTAATAACCTCTCCCGCAGAATTCAAATCCCAAAACGATGACAATTTCAAAGACGGTATCTATACCTTCACTGAAGGTGAGTTGATTGAGTATACTAGGATGATTGTAGGTAGGGCTAAAGATGCAGCCATGGAAGCAGTAAAAAATTCAGGTGCCGATTTTGATTACTACACTGAAATTGAGTTGAATGATAAAGAACTTGAGTTGAGTTTTGATGAAAAAAGCATCTACGATGAAATAAACAATAATATAGAGAACGTTATAGACACAGATGATGACAGTATGATCAAAGATGAAATGTTATCTGTGTTAAAAAATATATAGTGTGTTTTGTTTTTAATTATGAACATTGGGGCACTTAGGTGCCTCTTTGTTTGTCTCCCCAAGGATTTGGTCGTATATTTAATCAAATTAAAAAACACAAACATGAAAAAATCAGACAAAAACACTTACGGAACATCATTCCACAAAACAACAATCACCTGCACTCAACACCAACTCGAGACCGTATTGGGAGCCCCTCAACACGGAGTATCAGGTGATGAGAAGTGTCAGATGGAGTGGGTATGTGAGACCAAGGATGGAGCCGTAGTCACCATTTACGACTGGAAGGAATACCGGAAATTAGACCGTAACGAGATGATCGAGTGGCACATTGGAGGCTTCAAGTGGCTAGACACATACACCGCCAAAGAGGAACTGGTCGAAATGATGGTCGAGACATTTGGAATAGCAAAACTTTGACCGTATATTTAGCCATAATTAAAAACATAAATAACATGACAAAGAAAGAAATTAAAAACGCGATCAACAAAGCAGTTTATCAGTATGCTGAATCATTAGGTTACCAGATGTCAGATGATAATGACGGATCCTATGTTACCTTCTCTAAGCCCGAGTGTGATCACTATGATGATGCAATTGATTATAGTCGCTCACATCACGAGACCTGTGTTTTGAATTGGGCCAGTGATGAAATTAAAGCCGATGCTGAGAAAATAGATGCGTACGCTCAAGAACAAATTAAAGCATTACGATTGATCCAACCGTAATAAAAAAAAACAGTACATATTGTTCACAACTAGATTTGGCCTTATAAAAGGCCATTCGTATATTCAATCAAATAATTAAAACAAAATATTATGTCAAACAAAACATCACTTCAAATTTCAATTGCACTTGTTTATTTCATTTCAGTAATCGGAACATTAATGTCTATGTTTATAACAGGTGTGTCTTTAATTACAGGTTTATTTGTTTTTATAAACGTTACCTTGATTGCAGCTGCAATAGTAGTTCATTTTGATAAAGAATATAAAATATAAAACTATGTATCCGAAATTAAAACCATCATTCTTCGACTACCTTTTGGTATTGTCTATTGTTTTTTTCTCAATGTGCCTAGTACTCAAGGTAATATCGATTGTACTGTAAGCATAAAAGCATCTATAATAATGTTTGGCCTCGTAAGAGACCATCCGTATATTCAACCATAATTAAAAACATAAATAATAATATGTCAGCTAAAATCCAAAAATTTATTGACCTGCAAGACAGAGCAAACCGCATGATCGATACTTACGGTCAGTGTGATGATGAAACATGTGTTGAACTCGAGCGCATCGGAGACTCGCTCACACCAGACGAGGTAGACGAGGTTTGTAGAATCTATAATAGTCGGAGAGCGGCACTTTAGACGGTATAAGTCCGTGCGTACGGCGTGCGTATATACACATATATAATATACGTGCCTCCCATGCGCGCCGTAGTCCATATGGTGTGCCACCTGGTAAAGGTGCGGAATGAACCACTCTTCAACTCTCATACACCTTTTATGCCCGACCCATATATACGTATATACGATTTCGAATTAACCATTTTGGGCACAAATCGCAAAACACAAACTCTCTCTTTTTAAAAATCCTTTGGCATCGAGCACATATATACGTATATTTGTATATATGTATAGAGACAAACTTACACTTGACGAAGCATTATACTTGGAAAGTATAGGCGAAATAACAATATTGGATCCTTCCAATACTGTCCTCCCCGATTCTAAATTTCAAACTTGGAAATCCAATTATTCTGCACTAAGATCAAAGTTTAGACACATACAAACAGACCGTTTTTTAACTTTCATCCGAGCACAATATTTAATTGAAATTTCACTTAGTGAAAACGAATGGGCGTTTGTTTATGGAATCCAAAACATAGATATCCAGTCCAAAACCAAAGACAACATTGAATATGTGTATGTACTTACTAACCCAGGATACCCAAACTTGGTTAAAATAGGGATGACAGAACGTACTGTTGAAGGCAGAGTAAAGATGCTTAATGCTTCATCTACTGTCACCGAATGGATTCCTAAATTTGCTCTACCCGTTTCTAAAGGTAATGCGTTTAGGGTTGAACAACAGGTACACAAATGTTTTTCCGATAAAAGAGTATTTTCTGATTTGGGAAAAGAAAGGGAGTTCTTTGAAGTTGACCCATTAGTTGCCTTTGATAAAGTACGGGAAATAGGGGCGTTATTTCAAGTGGGTAATCCTATTATATATTGATATACGTATATACGTATTAAGATGTGTGGGTGAAAGAACTGCATATGGGGGCCTTTTCTTGTTTTTAAAATATTTATTACCATGATAAAACTAACTGATCTGCTCAAAGAACTAGACCTACGTAAGGGTCAATTACGTGGTGTTATAAATGATGACATAATGTATAACTACTTTGCTATTGACTTTGACATTGCTGAAGAAGATTTAGATGATGTGGTTGATGAAAGTTTAATAGAAGGAAAATACACTGAATTAATTGAAGCAGAAGGTTATAGACTAATAGAAGCAAATCAAACCACTGAACGAACAAAATGGTTAGTAAAACCTGATGCTACAACTTGGAGACAATACATTGTTGGAAGTGTAGAAATGGATTTGATTGATAGGTCTTCTGATAAACCTTATAAAATAGAAGGAGCACAAGTAGTTTTAAGTTATGTTAGTACATTATATAGAGGAAAAGGAATAGGTTCAACCATGTATTACATGATATTTGTTCACTATGGTAACTTATTTTCAGATAAAATATTATATGAAGGATCATATAACTTGTGGTTAAGTAAAATTTACCCAGTAGCTGACTTTTTTGGGATAGAGGTGGATGGTTCTTTTTATGCACCTATAACTTTGGAAGATGCTTCAAATAAAAAACTAATGGGTAACCCAGCTGTATCAGCATTTTTGGCAAGCAATATTCCTACAGAACAAATGGATAAATTAAAGGCTTACTTAGACGGTATATCTTTGGCTAATGGTGATTATGGAATTTATTCTTACAGTGGAAACAGTAAAAGTTTTATCAATTTAGTAAACCAAAGTAAGAATTTAAATAATCTATTGTTTGATGATATGATGGAAGCCATATTCCCGGCTAATCAAAACCCTAAAAAAATATTGGTTAGTACTAAAAATTTAGTATTTGTAGTGGGAAAGAAAATGGTTCCATTGTCTATTTAATGTAATTTTACAGGAAAAGCGCACTGTTCACGCCTCTTATTTGGCTTCCCAGGAAATTTGTCGTATATTTAGGTATAAATAAGAAACGCAAATGGACACAACACTTACAATTGCAGCGTATATTTGGACTGGATATTGCGCTGTGTCTCACATCCAAATTGAAGCCAAAAAGAAAAATGAAAGTATTTCATTTAAGGAACAAAAATGGGGATACATTGTTCAAGTATTGATCTATTGGATTATCACATCAGCTATTGTATAATTAAAAAACAAATAAAAGTTATGGAACAAAAACGTAGAGGACGCCCACCTGGAACGGGTAAAAAAGAACAAACAATTATTAACATTCCTGTAGGTGAAGGAAAAAAACGAGGACGTAAACGAATCGAAAGGCCACTTAATGTTGTTCTTCCAAACATGAAAATGGAAGGTGAAATTGAAGGTTCTGAAGTGGAAAAACTAAAGGACATGGCTATTAAAATTCAAGAAATGGAAGAAACACTTAACCATGAACCGTATCGCATTGATTTAAGAATGCAGAAACATGACATGTTGAATAGAATGTGTTACTTGATAAAATTTCTTTAACAGGAAATTTGGCTTCACAGGAGAAATTTCGTATATTTAATTATAAATAAAAAAATAAAAGTTATGCCATTGAATTTAGAAACAACAAAATTTTTGACAGAGTCAGAAATTAAAGAAAAAGCAAAATCAATTTTTGCAACTACTGGTGCTCCAGGTACTAGTGAAAAGTATGCTCACATTTCAACCCTACAAATTGTCCAGGACATGGAAAAACTAGGTTGGGGAGTTGTTGATGCAAAAGAAGTACGTGCCCGTAAAGGTGATGGTTACCAAAAACACTTAGTTGTGTTCCGTAACAATGATTTGTTTATTGAAGGAACAGATGGTGATAATGTGTTCCCACAGATTCTTCTAACTAATAGCCATGATGGTAAAAATGCATTTACATTTACTGCTGGTTTGTTCCGTTTGGTTTGTGAAAATGGACTTGTGATTTGTTCTAAGGAATTTGAAAATCTTAAGATTCGTCACTACGGATATGGTTTTGAAGAATTACAACGAGTAATTAATACTATGGTTCAGTCACTTCCATTGACAGTTGAATCAATGAATCGTTTTAAAAAGAAAACTCTTCGTCAAGAACAAATTACTGAATTTGCTAGAAGAGCAGCTGAAATTCGTTTTGGTGTTGAGCAACTACAAAATATTATTATTAACTATAATGAATTGGTTACACCAACTCGTCCTGAAGATAATGGTAATGACTTGTGGAGTGTATTTAATGTAGTTCAAGAAAAACTAGTACATGGTATGTTTGAATATACCTCAGGCACTAAGTTGCGTAAAGCAAGAAAAATTAAGAACTTTAAACAAGACCTTGATTTGAATGCTAAGCTATATGAACTTGCAGTTGAATATGCAGCTTAATAGCAAAGACGAATTAGCACAATTAATAACTAAAGAGTTAAAAATCATTCCAAATACCACTCACATAAACGAATTGTGGGTGGTTATTTTGGAAAATACTAACAAACGTGTTGGTATTACTAAACAACAGATAGTAGAATATTATTTATCGTGTTGTAAGTATGATAATTTGAAAGACTAACTAGTCAAGTGGCGAAAAGAATATTAGCCCTGGGGATGATATTCGCGGTAGACGCAAATCATGTTTCGAGGAAACATTGATTGCCAGCCTCAAAGGCGTGTAGGTTCAAGTCCTACCTTGACTACGCAAAAAACAACTAAACAGAGTTTCCTTACCTCATGAGAGATGGGTTTTAAAAGTTTAGAATGGTCGGTTCGTCTAGGGGTTAGGACATCAGATTTTCATTCTGGTAACACGGGTTCGATTCCCGTACCGACTACAATAATTAAGTGAGCGTTCTTTGACATATTTTAAAATAAAGGAGAAAAAAATTATGGAAACAATGTATTTTGTTTTAGGTATGCTCTCGATTATTGCTGCTGCTTTTGTAGCTGTAATTGTTTGGGGTTTGCTTAAGATTAACAAACAACAACAACGTATTGATTATATACAACGTCTAATGGATGAAGCCCCACGTGAACTTCATACTCGATTTGTTAATATGGATCGTGAATTGAATGATCGTGTTAATTGGAATCATAGATATATAGATGACATTGATGAAAAACTTAACAGACGTATAAGTGAATGTGATGCTTATCTTCATAGACGAATTGATGAAACCAATTCGTATATCGATTCACGTATTGATAAAGCATTAAGTACAATTAGTACTAAACAATTAATTAAAGGATAATATTAACCCGTTAAGGGACGCTTACTTTTTTATAAAGCAGCTTTGGCTGCTTTTTTTGTTTGTATATATTTATATACAATGAATATTAATAAAATATTTAGTTTATTTACTTCAAACGAAGAACCTGAAGAACAGGAAACGAAAGTAGACTTGTCTGAAAGTCCTATTATGTGGATTGGTATGTTTAAAAAAATGATTTCTAATTATGAAACATTTGTAAAACAGATGATAGTATTTTTCCGAACCTCAGAACCTGCTTTAGACATGGATGAAGTTGAAAAGACTAGTTGTTATATGGTGCACGAAAGAGCATTTGAACAATTAGCAAAGTTAAATCTAAATAATGCTACTCATATAGACAGTATAAAATTATATTCAGATAAAACATTTGAAAAAGCACTTAATTCGTCATTAAATCATTACTTGGAATTAGAAGAGTATGAAAAATGTGCTTTTCTAAAGAAAGTACAAGACATAGCAAACTTCTCTTAAAAATAACTTGGAGGTCATAATTCACATTCGTATTATATAGATACGAGTTGTGTAAATGGAGTAAATAAGAAAATGTGAAACGTTAAAACGCGTTATAAAAATAAACAATTATGAAAAATAAAGACAGTGTATTACATGAATTAGACAAAATTGAAAGTGTAACCAATCAACTCAATTTTATTATTAAACAAGGACAATCTGTAGAAGCATATATGGATGCTTTATCACGTATTAGGGAATATGTAGACCAAGCTCGTTTATACGTTGAATCAGAACAAAACATGTATAATTAAAAACAAATAAAAGTTATGAAACTGACAGCAGAACAAATTCAACAAAACTGGATTGATTTTGAGGAAACAATTAAAACCTATATTTCAGAACCTCGTTGTTCTCAACTATTAGATTTTTATTCTAAATACTCAGAACGTATTATGATGATGCCTGCATCACATAAGAAAGAATACCATAATGCTTTCCCAGGCGGTTACGTTGAACACGTTTTACGAGTTGTAAACTGTGCTCTTAAACTTAACCAAGTATGGGAAGAAATGGGAGTTGATACTTCAACATATACAGTTGAAGAATTAGTATTTGCTGCTTTAAACCATGACTTAGGTAAAATAGGCGATGAACAAAATGAATCATATATACCCCAGGATGACCAATGGAGACGAGAAAAATTAGGTGAAGACTATAAATTCAATGATCGTCTTGAATACATGTCAGTACCAGACCGTGGTTTACATTTACTCATGTCTCATGGTATTACATTCTCCAGGAATGAAATGTTAGCAATTAAATTACATGATGGTTTATATGATGATGCTAACAAACCATATTTGATGTCTTGGTCCCCAGAAACAAAACCACGTACTGCTTTAGTATTCATTGTACATCAAGCAGACTTAATGGCTGCTAGAATTGAATTTGAAAGAGAATGGTTGCCTAAGTTAAAAGGTGAAAAAACAAAAGAAAAATCAAGTAACTTCAAAATTAATGATACTAAAAAAGCACCTATCAAAACAAAAGCACTTAGTAACATTAAAAGTGAAGGATTAAAAAGTTTATTAGACAATATATGATACTTACTATAGTTGTTTTAGGTCTATTGGTCGTGGTTTTAGGATACACGACCTTTAACCTTCTTAAGAAAAATGAAAAACAAGAAGATATACTCGCTGGGTATATGGTTTACTTAAATAAAATTTCAGACATTATTGAACATTCAGATAAACGTCTAAAAGAAGTAGACGCTAGAGAATCGTTTAAATCAGATGATGAAGTAGGTTTTTTCTTTGAGTCTATAAAACAGATACAAGATGTATTAAACCAATTTAATATTAAAAACCTATGAGCGTTCAAGTAAAACCTAAAACAAGTGGAATGTATTTTACTCAAGAAACAGAAAATGCAATTGTAGAATACAATAACACTGTTGATTATGAGGTAAAAGATAAAATTTATAGAGAACGTATTCACTACGCTTTTTTTAAATTAACAGAAAATATTATCCATACTTTTAAATTTTATTATACTGAAGTAGATAATATTGAGGATTTACAACATGAAGTAATTTCATTTTTACTTTCTAAAATTCATTTATTCAACCCAGAAAAAGGAGCTAAAGCATATTCATACTTTGGAACAATTGCTAAACGTTATTTAATAATTTCAAATACCAAAAATTATAAAAAACGCGTTGATAAAGCCCCAATTGCTGAATTGGAATCAGATGAAAAGTATAGTTATAATATTGATGATGTGTCTATAAATGTTAAATTAGCAGCATTTATGGATGAATATGTGAAATACTGTTCAGATAACATTTTTAAATTATTTCCAAAAAACGATGATGCTAAAATAGCAGATGCAATTTTGGAGTTATTTCGCAAAAGAGAAAGTATAGACATTTTTAATAAAAAAGCTCTTTACATTTACATTCGTGAAATTATTGATGCTAAAACTCCTAAAATTACTAAAATAGCTAATAAACTTTATGATGTGTTTAAAGAACACTATTATTTCTATTTAGAAAACGGGTATACAAATTTCCCATAACTATATTTATCACTAAATATATGTATTATGAATGGTTTAGACAACGTAGTATTTGGTGATAAAAAGTTTTCTGATATATTAGAGGAAATATATAATAATCAAAAGAAAAAAGAAAAACAAATTTCCGCTCTAATAGCAGAACTTAAGCCATTAGTCAATGAAATAGGAGACGCTACTTTAATTGTTCCATTAATTAAAGAATACTTAGAAATAAGTGTTAAAAACGATGAACAATTAATCAAAATGGCCACCATCATCCAGCGTATTATGAATAATAATTCTACTGATGGTGGTTTCGGAATTTCGGATGAAGAAAAAGCCCAACTACTAGCCGAAATAGATAAATTTAAAGAAGGAGAAAAATAATGTCTACAGTTTTTGACAAAACATTTTCTAAAGGAATTTTAGGAACTCAATCTTCAACAAAAACATTTTCTATTGTTTCTAGTAGAGTTAGAGACATTATCTTAGATGATACTCATGAAAAGTTTAAAGAATTTGGAGAATGGAATGGTATAGGAACAATATTTTTTGAACCCGTCAAATTTCCTATTTTTTCAGAAACTATAAATCTCATTCCAGCTGCACCTGCTTTTCCAAATATTAAACAATATCCTCTTATAAATGAATTAGTACCTATTGTGTATTTAGCAGATACTAATGTAGGAGAAAATACTTCAAATGTTATTGCTTATTATTTACCACCAATAAATGTTTGGAATAGTCAAGTACATAATGCTGTACCTATTAACAGAATAGCAAGTGGAAGTCAGCAAAGTAATGATTATGAACAAACAGAAGCAGGTTCACTCCGAAGAGTAAAAGATTCAGACACTGATATAGATTTAGGAAACACATTTAATGAAAATAATGTTATAAATAATTATCCTCTTTTACCATACGAAGGAGACACAATATATGAAGGACGTTATAGTAATTCTATACGTTTAGGTTCTACAGTTAAAACTTCTACTAATAGCAAACCCAATTCATGGTCTGAAGTAGGAACAAATGGTGATCCTATTACTATAATAAGAAATGGACAAGGGAATGGATCTAAAAATGTAATTGATAATAATGAGTCTTGGGTTCCAACTTTAGAAAATATAAACCAAGATAAATCTTCTGTTTATTTAACAAGTACCCAAAAAATACCTTTATCTCCTTCTACCACTTTACAATCATCCTTTGCAAATTCAACATTCCCCCAAGGAATACGAGAATATACAAACCCACAAATAATTTTAAATTCAGGTAGATTAGTTTTTAATTCAAAAACAGATTCTATAATAATGAATTCAAACAAACAAATTCACATAGCATCTGAAGATACAGTTGGTATTGATGGAGGAAAACAAATTACTTTGGCTTCAAATAAAGTTTATTTAGGTGCTTCAACTGGAGATGTTAATCCTGTTGTTTTAGGGGATGAATTAATGGTGCAACTTACTAATATATCTACTACTTTATCTACAATAGGATCAGCATTAACCTCTGCTTTTACTTTATTAGCATTGCCTAACCCTAGTTTACAAGTAGCAGGCCCTATAATTACTGCTAATGCTCAAGACTTATTACTTGCCATTCAGAATGGTAGTATGGTTTCAAAAACAGTTAAAACAATATAAATATGTCTGTTGAAACAGTTGAAATATTAGGAACAGTACTTGATAGTGAAGGTAAACCTTTATCTGAAACTCAAATAGTTATTTCTTCTCCTTCAATAAATGACACATTAACAAGTAATAGAAATGGTAAATGGTCAAAAATATATCCTATAACAGATGTTAATTCTGAAAGCATAAATATTGTTTTTTCAAAAGAAGGATACACTGCTCAAGAGATAAAAAATCTCCAATTTCCTATAAACGGAAAACTTCAAATATCAAGAATACAACTAGTAAAAGAAACAGATCCTGTCCCTTCAGCTACTAGTACTTTAATTCAAGAGTCAAATACTCAAGAAATTAAACAACTTCCAAGTCCTTCTAATCCTGCTGTTAAACTTGCTACTGTTGCTAATACTAGTAAAGAACAAATTAAACGTAGGTTAATACCAATTATATTAAAATTACTATTACCATTTGGTTCTGTTGTAATACAAGCCCTTATAAAAAAGATTCCTTTAAATAAAATTTTAGACCAAACCAAATGTCCTAATAAATCTGAATTATTAAGAATAATAAATAAAAGAAATAAATTAGCAAAACAAATAAACAATATATATAAAACTGTTACTACACTTACTCAAATATTAAATATAACAAATATCCTTATAACATCTACTCAAGCTGCTTTAACAGCTATAAATGTTATTCCTATACCTGCTCCTCCGGGTATAAATTTTGTAATTAATTTTTTAGAAGAAGAAATTAAAAAAGGAAAATCGGGGATTAATATTTTAACTATAATACTTTCTTCTTTAGGAATAGTATTAGCATTAATCTTAAAGTTATTAGAAGCTTTAGATTTTTTATCTAGAAAGTGTGCTGCTGATCAAAACATACCTTTTGAGGTCATAAATGTAGAATTGAATAATTTTGTAAACACATCTACAGGTAAAAGCAATAGTGCTGTAATAGGAAATGATAACATATATAAAGAATTTACTTTAGAAGTTAAATTAGACGAAACTAGTACTAATAAATACCCTCTCAGATTTGCACAAGCATTAAATGTTCAAGGAGTACCTGTATTAAAAACAGAAAAATCGTTTGCATCTGATCCTCAAATATTGTTGGATGAATTGAAATTTATTATAGATTCTAATCCTCAATTAACAGCTAGATAATTAAATATTTATAATATATGAAACTAGACATTTTAAAAAAATTAATTAAAGAAGCAGTTCGTGAAGCAATTCAAGATGAATTAAAAGATATTCTTCTTGAAGCTGTAAAATCACCTAAAACTATAGTACAAGAAACATATACTGGAACAAATCCATTCTTAAATCAACCTGTAATGGCTGCTCCTAATACTTCTACTGTAAACCATGACCTTAAACGTAATTTAAGAAGTATGATTGGAGGTGAATTTGATGCTACCATAACTGCTAATTCATCACATGCTCAACCAGCATATACTCCTCCTCCTGTTAATACAATAGGTGAAGGTTCAAGTTTACCTGGTGGAGAAGTAAGTTTAAACCAAATAATGGGATTAATGAGTAATAAATAATGGCATATAGAATACCAAACCAACACCCATTAGACTTAAACCAACGTGTGGCTGTTGGGGTGTCTATTCCTTTTTCAAACCAATACTCAGTATTTAATTCAACTTATACTACTCTTGACCAAATAAAATCAAATATAATTAATTATATATTGACTAATACGGGTGAAAGAGTTTTAAACCCCAATTTTGGGGCTAACATACGAGCACAATTATTTGAACAAATAACTCCTAATACATTGAATGCTTTAGAAATAAAACTAACCAATGATATTAAAACATACTTCCCTTCAGTCAGAATAAACCAATTAACTTTAACCCAGGCTTATGAGGAAAATGCTATACAGTTACTTATAAATTATTCTGTTTTAAACAATAATGCTCAAACAATTAATATTATTCTATAAACATGGCTGCTGAAAATAGAGATATAAAATATATAAATAAAGAATTTGGTGAATTAAGAAATTCTCTTATAGAATTTACTAAAACCTATTTTCCAAATACATACAATGACTTTACACCTTCCTCTCCAGGAATGTTGTTTATGGAAATGTCTGCGTACGTAGGAGATGTTTTATCATTTTATCTTGATAATCAAATTCAAGAAAATTTTATACAGTTTACTCGTCAAACAAATAATCTCTATACTTTAGCATACATGTTAGGTTATAGACCTAAAGTAACAGGAGCAGCAATCGTTACTATAGATGTATACCAACAAGTTCCTTCATTATTATCAGGTAGTGAATATGTTCCTGATTATTCATATGCTTTAACAATTGCTGAAAATTCTTCTATTAATTCTAGTTTGAATAATAATAGTAATTTTTTAATTCAAGATGCTATTGATTTTTCATTTTCAAGTTCATTAGACCCTACAGAAGAAACAATATATAGTGTTGATGGAAATGGTTTCCCTGATTTTTTCCTATTAAAAAAATCAAGACAAGCAATTTCAGCTGATATACAAACTACTACATTTTCATTTGGTTCTCCTGAACGTTTTCAAACAGTAGAAATAAATGATAATAATATTATTCAAATTTTAGACATTGTTGATAGTGATGGAAATGAATGGTATGAAGTACCATACATGGCTCAAGAAACAGTTTTTGACACTATCAAAAACACTAACCCTAACGACCCTAATTTCTATTCAGATCAATCTGAAGTTCCATATTTGTTACAATTAAGAAAAGTACCACGTAGATTTGTTTCTAGGTTTATAGATAAAGAAACACTACAGTTACAATTTGGAGCAGGTACTAATACTCAAAACAATGATGAAGAAATTATTCCTAATCCTGAAAATGTAGGTTTAGGTTTACCATATAAACGTTCTTTATTAACTACTGCTTTTGCTCCTGCTAACTTTTTATACACGGATACTTATGGTATTGCTCCATATAATACAACATTAACTGTTCGTTATTTAAAAGGAGGAGGAATTACAGCAAACGCTCCTGTAGGTACACTAGTATCAATTGCTACTACAGAAAATATTAAATTCCAAACTAACACTTTGGACCCTCAATTGTCCCAAATCATTTTCAATTCAGTATCTGTAAACAATCCTATAGCTGCAGAAGGCGGACAAGATGGTGATACAACAGATGAATTAAGATTTAATTCTTTATCAACTTTTGCAACTCAATTAAGAAGTGTAACACAAGATGACTATTTAGTTAGAGCATTAAGTATGCCTTCTCAATACGGTACTTTAGCAAAAGCATATATTGAACCTCAAAAATTAGAAAATTTACTACCAGGTGAAACTCCTTCAGTATTAAATTTATTTATTTTAGCTTTTGATAATGATAAAAGATTAAAATTTGCTTCTGATGCTTTGAAACAAAATTTATCAACATATCTTTCCCAATATAGAGTTATAAATGATTCTATAAAAATTAAAGATGCATTTTTTATAAACATAGGAGTAGAATTTGACATAATAGTACTTCCAGAATACAACAATAATGAAGTAATATTTAATTGTATTCAAGCATTAAAAAATTATTTTCAAATTGATAAATGGCAAATCAATGAACCTATACTATTAAAAGACTTATATGTTCTTGTAGATAACATAGATGGAGTTCAAACAGTAAAAAATATTAATATTATTAATAAAGTAGGAGCAAATTTAGGATACTCATCATATGCTTACGATATAAAAGGGGCAACTATAAATAATGTTATTTATCCTTCACTTGATCCAATGGTTTTTGAAGTAAGATTTCCTGACATTGATATTAAAGGACGTGTAGTGCCTTTATAATCCTTATATTTATAATAAAAAATGGCAGTTTACAAAATATTTCCTGTTAAAGATGCTTCCATTTATTCACTTTATCCTAGTAGAAATACAGGATTAGATGAAATACTAGAATCTTCTACTAATATAGACATATCAGGTATACCTCAAACCAGTAGATTTTTAGTACAAGTTTCTGATACAGAAATAAACGATAATATTACTAATAAAATTAGTGGTTCTATATGGCAAGCTAATTTTAGAGGATTTATAGCTAATTTAGAAGGATTAAATCTTACTACTACTCTTGAATTCTACCCATTATCAGGATCATGGGATATGGGTACAGGTAAATATTTATATGATCCTGAATATACAAATGGTGTAAGCTGGACATGGAGATCATATTCTGGTAGTAATGCTTGGTCTACTAGTAGTTTTTCATCATTTGTAACAGCTTCTTATTCAGGTTCTGAAGGAGGAGGAACATGGTATACAGGATCAGCTAATGCTACTGTTTTACCAATTTATTCAACTCAAAGCTTTGCATATTCTGATTCAGGTGATATTAATGTAAATATCACAAATATGGTTAAAGCATGGTATAGTAGTTCTATACCTAATAATGGTTTTATAGCTAAACAAGCTGTAGAATTTGTAGATAGTGAGGATTATCAAATTGAGATGAAATTTTTCTCAAGAGATACTCACACTATTTACCCACCACAGTTAGAATTTAGATGGAGAGACTATGTTTTTAATACGGGATCTTCAACTACTTCTATTTTATCAACCCAAACCGCAACTGTATCTATAGATGAAAATCCTGGTGTATTTTACCCTGAAAGTATAAATAGATTTAGAGTAAACTCCAGACCAACATACCCCGCTCGAATATTTCAAACTGCTTCTTATTATACAGTAAATTATTATTTACCAACAGCATCATTTTTTGCTATAAAAGACTTGGATACTAATGAGTTTGTTATAGATTTCGATGATCAATACACTCAACTAAGTGCAGATGACCAAAGCAGTTATTTTACACTTTATATGAATGGATTAGAACCTGAAAGATACTATAAAATTTTAATTAAGAGTATTATTAATGGTTCAACAATAATTTTTGATGATAATTATTATTTTAAAGTAGTTAATGGCTAATTATTCTTTAAATAAAACAGTCTATAATAAAGAGGCATATGAAAAAACAATTGATACTTCATTTGCTCAAATTCAGACACCTCCTCCTCCTTTAGAGGATACTATAAGTGTTGCTGAATTTTTTAATCTTTATGAAGCTATTTTTTATGATATTCCAACAGAAGGGGATACAAATTCACATGCTTATTTAGTAAAAACAAGTGGTGAATATATAGGTGGAGAACAAGTTAGTGAAGATGTTCAAGCATTATTAGATGAAATAACTGCTTTAAGACAAGAAAACTTATCTTTACAACAACAATTAGTATCATCAATGACATCTTCAATTACAACAGCATAAAATGGCAGCTACTATAACAAACATAGATCCAGTTACTTTAAGGGTTCAAACTTATTCATCCCAAGATCTAAATTTAGTTCCTGCTGAATCAATTCCTTCACAATTTAACCCTTCTGAAAACTATATTGAATATATACTTCAGTCTTTAGATGGTGTTTTTTCTATTGTAGAACAAAATTATGGTGGTTTTAAAGTAATAAATGATACGTCACCTGTTGGTGAACCTGTTATTTATGATGTTGATATTAATCCTGAACAAGATTTAATTGACAGAGGATTTTCTCAAGGTTCATGGAATACAATTTATAATTTTTTAAATAATGAATTAAGTTCTTCCTCTGAGACTCAACCATATTATATAAAAGAAATATCCTCAGACAGAACTGAAATTAGGATAGCTTCTAATGTTATTTCTAATGAAAATTTAGAATCTTTAGTAAATGAATTTTCAAGCAAATTAACATCAACTGAATATTTTCAAGACTTTTATCTTAATTTTGGTAATAATAATCTTATTATAGCTAATAACATATTAGTTGATAATACTAAAGCTCAATATGAAATTTTAATTAATTTATACGAGCCATTACCATCACAATTTACAGATAAAAATACTTTATGGGTTGTAACTAAAGTAGCAGATTCATTAGCATTTAATGTTACCTTTGAACCTGAAGTAATTATTCCTCAAATTGTTAATCCTACTATTAAAGGACCAAATATTGATTTATCTATAAAAGACAGAGTTAACAATTCAACTAATTATACTAATTATGAGCAATTATTAACAGCAGGTTTGGGGTCTTCTTATAGTAGAATATTATCATATTTGAATGATAAAAGTATAAATATAGGAATTAATTTTACAGATTTTAGTAACTTTGTTCACTTTTCATCAGCTGAATCTAGAATTAAAAACTTTTATTATAAAATTCAATTACTAGAACAATACAACTCAGAATTAACAATTTTAGCACAAACTGTTTCTGCTTCTATTTCTTCAAGTGTAGAAGTATTAGAAAATAAAATTAATAATTTAATTAAAAACTTTGATGCTTTTGAATATTATTTGTATTACGAATCAGGATCAAATACATATCCAAAATCAAATGCTTCCCCTCCATATATTCAATCTTATCATTTAAGTACAGAAGCTGTAAGTTGGTATAATGATCAATTAGACAGTGCTTCTTTATATGATAGAAACAATCAAAATTATTTAGTAAACACAATACCTGATTATTTACGAGACGATTCTCAAAATGATCCATATAAGGTGTTTGTGGATATGATTGGTCAATTTTATGATAATATTTATGTTTATTATAAAGATGTTTCTAATCGTTACAATGGTGATAATAGATTAGATTTTGGTGTTTCTAAAGACTTAGTAGCAGATGCTTTAAGATCATTTGGTTTAAAAATTTACCAAAATAATTTTTCAACAGATAACCTATACCAAGCATTTACTGGGTTTTTTGTTCCTGATAGTTCTTCAGGTGCACAATTTTCTTCTAATATAGATGGTAATAAGTATGTTTTGTCTACTCCTGCCCCACCATATGTTTTTGAACCCCCAGATAATGATTTATTACAATATTTTGAAGAAGATATAAACTATTATTTTGGAGACCCATATGAGTTAACTGATAATTACATAACAGCATCTCAAGAAGCATTATTTACTCCTACAGATAATATAACAAAAGAAATTTATAAGCGTTTATACCACAACTTACCACTTTTGTTAAAACAAAAAGGTACAGTTGCTGGTTTAAGAAATCTTATAAACATTTATGGTATTCCTGACACAATTTTACGTATAAGTGAATTTGGGGGTAGAGACAAAGATGAAACTACTTATGATTATTTTTACGATAGATACAGTTTAGCTGCTACTGTATCCGGTTCACCTGCATTTCCATCTTATGTAAATACATTTTTTGAATTAAATACAACTTGGAGTGCTCCAGATGATCGTCCTGCTTGTGTTCAATTCAGATTTAATACCAACCAGCAGCCTTCAGCTTCAATGTCTCCATTGGGGCTATTTCAAATAGATACTGGTTTTATTAGCCAAATGACCAGTAGTTTAATCTTAACCTATACAGGATCAGGTTATACAACTGCTTCATATTCATACCCAGATCCAGGTTCAAAATTAGCCCCAGACTATCAATATGCTAAACTAGATTTTGTTCCTAATAGTGCTAATCCTAGTACTAGTGCTAGTGTGTATTTACCATTTTTTGACCAAAACTGGTGGTCAGTAATGATTAACAGATCTGGTAGTACAAACCCTACATTTACTTTATATGCTGGGAATAAAGTTACTTATAATGGGTATGATGGAAACCAAATTGGATTTTTAGCTTCTTCTTCTGTAACTTCTACTTGGAATTCAGGTTCAAGTAGATTTGCAAGATTCTTTGTAGCTAGTTCTAGTTTAGGATTATTTCCTTTTACAAGTGGTTCTATGCAAGAAATAAGATACTGGACTAGAACCCAAAGTATAGCATCATTTAAGGATTTTATAATGAATCCTAGTTCAATTGATTTTGTAGGAGAAAATGAAGATTATGCTAATTATTTGGCCTTTAGAGCACCTTTAGGAAACGAATTATACACAGGATCCACTTCAGTACACCCTAAAGTTTCAGGTATTTGGCCTACTACTGCTTCTCTTTATGATTTTGTTATACCAGTTACAGGTGATACAAATGAATTTACTATTAATACTTCATCTATAATATTTGTTCCAACTACAGATTCTGTATTATTTAATTCACCAATTGGTGGTTTAAAAAACAGAGTAACAGACAAAATACAAATTGTATCTTCAAGTTATCCTCCAGTTAGTGTGTTTTATACTCAATCTGGTGATACTTTATCACAATATAGAAGTATACAACAATTCCCACTTTCTACAAATAGTGAATCACCTGATGTAAATGCTTTAGAAGTTGCATTTTCACCTCAAAATGAAATTGATGATGACATAATATCATCTTTGGGATACTTTAATATTGGAGAATACATTGGTGACCCAAGACAAGTATCATCTTCTGTTTATCCTGACCTTGTTAAAATAAGAAATGATTATTTTAAAAAATATTTTGATAATTATGACGTATTTGATTACGTTAGACTAATTAAGTTTTTTGATAATTCATTATTTAAAATGATTAAAGACTTTGTTCCCGCAAGAACAAACCTAAGATCAGGAATTGTAATAAAACCACATATATTAGAAAGAAGTAAATATCCTCAACCCCAAGCAGATTGGAGAGACGAAGTAATAACAGCTTCTGTTTATACTCAACAAGTATGGGATCCTGTTACTCAAGACACGTATATGTCTTCTTCTTTAATAGAAAAAATATATGGTAGTACAGGTGGAACATTTAATGAATTTAATGGTTTGGACACTTCTCCTTATGGTATTGATACCTTAGGATTATCAAACAGATTCTTTTTAACCCAATCATGGTATGAAGCAACATTAGGACCTTCAGGTTCAACCCAATTATTACGTGATGATCAAAGAGAATTTTATAATGGAGAACTTTCAGGCTCAATTATAGAAGCATCAAATGGTGAATTAAATGAAGCTAATACTTTCAAATATGCTGGAATAGAAGTTTATCAATTTAATGTAGGATCAGGTACATCTGACTCTTTTACTTATATACCTAAGTTTGGAGTTGATACTTTTTTAGATTCAACAACAAATCAAGTTACATATTTAGGATTATACCGTAGTAATATAACCTCAGATCAAGTTTTAGCATTTCTTCAAGCTCAAATAGTTACTGTTTTTTATCCTGATATAACAATAACATATAACATATTAAATGCTACTAGCATAGGTAGTGGAATTAGATATGAAATTACACCAACTCCTCTTACTTCTTCTTTAATATCTTATCCTAGCATTGATATTGATGTTGTTCCTTTTACTAATCCTCAACTTTTAGTTTTAATCCAACCAAATGGAACTATTAATTTTGATTATAATGATTATAACCCAATATTAGGAAATGCTGATACTCCTGAATCTTCAACAATGTATATGGATGTAGATTATAAACCTAATTCTTTAACTCCACAAAACTTTAACCAATTAATTTCAGGATCAGCAGTTAAAGCATATGTTCAAGACTCTAATTATGCTTCAAAATCTTGGTCTAATATTCGTTATAATGGGTCAAGACAAAGTGCTTATGATTTTAATATACCTTTTACTATAACAAATTTTTTAATATCTTCTGGAGATTAAAGTTACATTTTTATGTCTAATAATTACACATACAATCCTCTTAATGATCCTGGTTACTACACAGGAGACTTATCAGCTACTTCTATAGTAGACCAAACTGATACATACATGGCTTTTTGCGTCGGTACTTTAGGACGTAGTGAACCTGAAATTATACAATCTGTAAAATATGCTATAAATGTTTTAATAGATGAAAATGGAGAAGTTTATACTCCTAGTGATGGTGATGTTGTAGTTTCTTCTATTATAAAAAATGTTTTTGGTCGTGGTAAAAGAGTTCAAGTTAGAGTAATATCTAATACAGGTGATGCAAATCTTAACTATCCTCCATTCAGTGGTACCCATACCAGTATGGGACCTGGTTTTTTTCAAAATATTTTAATAACTACTTATGGTACAGGAGCAGGAGACTTTGTTCAAACAATGAGTTTTGCTAATGCTTACTCTCAGGATTTTGTAGTTCAAAATCTTAATAAACTTTGGGGAACTAATTCTGGTTTTCCATCAGGAAACGTTCCATTATCTACAAGCACTTGGATAACTGCTAGTTATATGTTTTCAAATGCTTTAAATGATACTCCTAATTTTAATACAGGTGGTTTAGCAAGTAATTGGAATGTTAATACTTACAAATTAATAAATTATAGTACAGATAGTGCTAATACTAGATTTAAAGTAAGAGTATATATGCCTTTTAAAAAAATACTAACAAGTAATGGTAATCCTACTAATAGTTATGTTGACCCACCAATTGGAATCGCATGGAGAGTAAGAAATATAACTACCAATACAGTTTTATGGGAATCTAATGGTACTATTGTTTTTTCTAATACTGCTTACACCGGTGCAGATGGATTGATTAATGAAACCTCAGATTTTTTAGACATGAATGAAAATGATGAATTTCAAATTGAATGGCTTTATTATGGAGGTCCAACAACTATAAAACCACGGTTTAATTTAAAAGCATCCTCAAATGAATGTTTTTATAAATTTGAACCTGAATCCCCAGCACAAAGTGTTATAGGACAAATTGTATATCAAAATGGTATTAATTCATGGTTTAATCCTTATATTGTTAATGTTTGGAATATTACTGGATCATTTAATGGTCTTAGTCCTAATTCTTCATTATTATTTCTTTCTCCTACTGCTTCAGGAATGTTTAATACTTTTCCTCAACAATTAGATCCTCTTTCAGAAGCTTTTCAATTTGGAGGTGTAGAAGTAATTCCTTTTAACCAAATAAGAGCTGGAGACTTTATACGATTTGGGTATTGGAATTTTCCTAATCCTAATGTTAATTTACATTTTATTGAAGGAATATACGAAGATTTTTATGGTACAGGGTTAACAGCATTATATGTAACTCCTCAAGTAGTAACTGGTGGGACTCCTTTTCTGGATACACCTACTACAACTGGAACAGGAAGTCAATTCCCATCAGGATCAATTAATAATTTTAACATTTATAGAATAGATGAAAATAACAATACATCAATTGTAAATTTATATGTAGAAAATCTTTATCCTGCTAAAGGACCATTTAATTATCTAAATCCAGATCCTGGATCTCCTCCTCAACCTACATTAATTTTGTTTCCTGAAAATGCTTCTCAAAAATTAAAAGACAATTATAGTAATATAATTAAAAGACTTACGGCAGAAGGTGTAATATACTAATATTTATAATAAAAATAATAAAAAATGGGATTTCTTAATAATTCAGTAATCACAGTTGATGCTATTTTAACTCGTAAAGGTAGAGAGTTATTAGCCAAAAATGATGGTTCATTTCGTATAACACAGTTTGCTTTAGCAGATGATGAAATTGATTATACACTTTATAATCCAAACCATCCTTCAGGTTCTGCATATTACGGACAAGCAATTGATAATATGCCTCTATTAGAAGCATTTCCTGACGAAACACAAGCAATGAAGTACTTATTAACTACTTTACCTAGAGGTACTTCTAAACTTCCAATTTTAAATTTAGGATATGCTTCAATAACCTTAAATCAAGGTGCTTCAGTTACAATTACTCCTCAAACTTTAAATTATTTAAGTAGTCTTAATACATTTGAATCATCTGGTTATACAGCAACTATAGCAGATGTAAGATTATTAAACACATTTACAGGTGTTGGTATTAATACAACTCAAGCTACTTCTTTAAATTCAACAACTACTTTAGGAACAAATGTTTCTAAAACTGTTATTGGTACAAGTATTAATTTAACAGCTACAACTGTTAATATTTTATTCCCAACTGGTGTGAATACAATTACTACAACTTTAACAGTTGTTGGTAGAGATAGTGGTGCAAGAGTAACTATTCCTGTAAACATAAGTAAAAACGACTAAAAAATAAATAAATGGCTTATAAAAGACTAGACCCAGAAGATTTTGTAGTTAGTGCAGATTCAATAACATCCCCAGCATGGACTAATAACGTTACAACATTAACTGATTTTTATACTTCTTCTATTCAAGAAGGATCACCTAGTGGAGATTATTATCTTAATGTTTATCAATTAGATCCTTCTAATACAAATGCAGAAATACAGTTTAATATAACATATGGTAACAAATATGGATCTGGTTCCTTATTGTATCAAGCAGGTATTAATGGATTATCACCAACTAGAACTGTGTTTGGTCAATTTAGAAATTTAATATATGGAGATGAAAATACAGATTTTTCTTTTAGTACTGTAACTCCTGTCTATCAAGACTTTTTTGCTATTACAATAGAAAGAGCAAGATTTAAACAATCTTTATTTCCTGGTAGTTTAAATTTGAATTTAACTAAAGGAGCAGCAACTATTCAACTAACAGACAATAGTAATAATGTTACAGTTGATTCATTTTTAGATTGTGGTAGAGTATACCAAATAGTTTCAGGTAGTAATGGTTCAGCTATTGGAGCCGGTTCTACTCCAGCTGGTGCTGTGGCAAATGGAATGACAGTTTCAGGTTCATATGGTTTGTTTCTACCAGATATTGGTACTATTATTCTTAATAAGTCTGCTCTTAATTTATTTGCAGTAAGTGGAGGAATAGCTTTAGGCTATACTCCTACTAGTAATAATGATGATAATGCTCCTGCAAAATTATTTGTTACAATAAATGATGGAAATAGTTTTGCTCTTAACAGTCAAGAAACAATAACCTCAGATTTTGTATTCTGTAGAGCACGAAACGCAGAATTTAATTATACTGAAAATCCAAGTTTTATTTCTGGTAGTACAGGTTTAGTATTATATGATCAATTTATACAAAATCCTCAAACATATATTACATCTGTGGGAATGTATAATGATAACAATGAGTTATTAGCAGTAGCTAAACTATCAAAACCACTTAAAAAAGATTTTACTAAAGAAACTTTAGTTAGAGTTAAGTTAGACTTTTGATGAATGAGTGCCTTCAAATCTCTTACATCACAGGATGTTATCATAACACCCTTTGTAGTTAACAAAAGTTTTACTTTTGAAGGAACAGCTTCTTTTGAAACTGCTAGTGTTGGTATTGATCGTTTTATAGGAGTAAATATTCCTAATTCTGATTTTTTTGTATCTGAAAGTGATCCTACAACAGGACGTATATCAACTCAATACCAAAGAGATGTTTATAATAGTGTAAAGCAACTTTACTATACTAATTACATTCCTAACCCAATAAGTGGGTCTTATATAGTTACAGATTTAAATGGTAACATAGTTGAAAGTAATTTAACAACAAATGTTTATAGCAGATTTGATAATTATCTTCAAACAACCTTATCTCAATCAAGAGAATTTCCTACAGGTTCATATGATAAAGTAAGTGTTATTTCTATTCCTAAAAAAATGTTTGGGGATTATATTAACCCTAATACTTTTAGATACACATATGCTTATATTCCAAATTCAATAATAGTTTCTGCTTCTTTAACAAGTAGTTTTTTTGTTAAATCAGAAATTAATGGTTATCCTTTAATAAATGGAAGTGGAAGCATATATAGTCCAATTTCTTGGTCTATTAATAATAATGTATTAAACTGGTTTTCAGGAGGAATAACAACACCTTCTCAACTTCTTTTCCCTTACAACATAGAAGTTACATGTTCATTTCCTGGAAATTCTTCGTCATTGTATGTTGCTCCTCAAAATTATAGTACTAGTACTACTAGTTATACTGTTTTAGTTGGAGGAGTTCCTTATGTAGTAGAAGCTACAGCTAGTAGTATAACAATGTCTTTAGCAATTGATAATGGTAATAACAATTATACAATAATAACAAGTGCAAGTTTACAACTTTCTCAATCATTAACCACTTACTTATATTTATCTGCTTCTAATTTAACATATACTAATTCAAATATAGTTTTAATCCCTAATTTTAACCCATCTGACCCAGCTGCTGCTTCTACAATCCCCAACATACAATATAAAGTTTTAGATTCAGGATCAGGAAAAATATCTTTTAAAGATAATGGAGAAGGTAACATAGTTAGAATAGATGATGAATCTAAAAATTTAGGTGTAATAACTTATTCTCATGGATTAATTGCATTGACAGATACTAATTTAGTGGCTAATTCATTTATAAGTGAAAGCAATGCTACTTGCAGTTTCCAAAGTGCAAGAACAATTTATGAAACTCAATATAAATGTACTATTAGAGAAAATGAATTTAATTACTCATTAAATCCTAGTTTAATCTCAGGAAGTATAAACCAATTATTAACAAGTGCTTCTATAAATTCGGCTGGACAAGTATATGATTTTGTAACAGGTTCATTTTTTGCTCCATACGTTACAACAGTGGGTTTATATAATGATGATAATGAATTATTAGCAGTAGCAAAACTTGCTCAACCACTTCCTACAAGCAGAACAACAGACATGTCTATTTTAGTAAATATTGACAGATAATTTTTTATGAATAAATGGTCGTATCAAAATCAGGTTATAGACAAAATAGAAGATTTTCCAGAAGGATGCTTTGGATTTGTTTATAAAATTACAAACATTCAAACTAACCAATTTTACATTGGTAAAAAGTTTTTAATCCATAAAAAAACAAAAAAATTAGGAAAAAAAGCTGTATCTACTCAAACTGGTCCTGGTCGTAAAAAAACCAAGGAAATTACATTTGCTGAAAGTGACTGGAAAACATATTGGGGCAGTTGTAAACCACTATTAGAAGATGTTAAAAATTTAGGTGAAAATTTATTTTATAAGGAAATACTTGAATTTGCTTTTACATCAAAACATTTATCATATTTAGAGGCTAAACATCAGTTTGTATCAAAATGTTTAGAAATAGACAGTTACAATGATAATATACAAGGAAGGTATTTTAAAAAAGACTTTTACCCCCAACCTTCTTTACTTATATTATAAATTATGATAAACCAGTTATTAGTAACACTAGTAGACTCAGTTTTAGGTAAAGGTAAAAATACATCTAAAAACAATAGGGCATATCACTGTCCATTTTGTAATCACCATAAACCTAAACTTGAAGTAAACATGGACACCAATGCTAAAGGTGATAACCCTTGGCATTGTTGGGTTTGTAATACTAAAGGAAGAAAAATATCTCGTTTATTTAAACATCTTAAAGTAACTGTTGATAAACTACAAGAATTACAATCATTAGTTGGTTCATCCAAATCAGATCAAGTAGAAGTTAATTTAGAGCAAGTTAAATTACCTGAAGAATTTGTTCCACTAACTGATGTGACTGCTAATAATCTCATTGGTAGACGCGCTTTAGCATACCTAAAACGCCGTGGTATTACCAAATATGATATATTAAAATATCAAATTGGTTACTGTGAACATGGACCTTACTCTAATATGATTGTTATACCTTCATATGATGAAAAAGGTAATTTAAATTATTTTACTTCTAGAGGATTTGAAGAATTTTCTAGGTCCAAATATAAGAATCCAAATGTATCAAGAAATATTGTTCCATTTGAATTTTTTATAAATTGGAATTTACCTATTATTTTATGTGAAGGTCCATTTGATATGATGGCTATTAAACGTAATGTAATACCTTTACTAGGTAAAAACATTCAGGATAAATTAAAGAAAAAACTCGTCACCTCACAGGTGCAAAAAATATATATTGCTTTAGATAAAGATGCTATTAAACAAGCATTAACGTTCTGTGAAGAATTATTAAATGAAGGTAAAGAGGTTTATTTAGTAGAACTACAAGACAAAGACCCAAGTGAAATGGGATTTGAAAATTTTACTAAATTAATACAGACCACTCAACCCCTAACATTCTCAAACTTGTTTGAGAAAAAATTAGAATTAGTATGAGTACAATTAAACACTCTTATGATCGGATTTTAGAAATATCTGACGACCATAAACAAATTACACTACCAGATTCTCGTTTTTATAGACGAAATGGTAATTATTATCCATCTGTAACTTATGTTTTAAGTTATTATCCAAAAGGTAAATTTTTTGAAGATTGGCTTAAGAAAGTAGGATACGCTTCAGAATACATTGTTAAAAAAGCAGCTGAAGAAGGTACTCAAGTTCATGAAATGATTGAAGAGTATTTAAATGGAGCCGAACTACAATTTTTAAACAAATTTGGAACACCACAGTATAATCCTGATGTGTGGCAAATGTTTTTACGTTTTGTAGAGTTTTGGGAAACTCATAAACCTAAACTTATTGAAACTGAAGTACATCTATTCTCTGATGAATTAAAAGTAGCAGGTACATGTGATATGGTTTGTGAAATTAATGATGAACTTTGGGTTATAGATTTTAAAACATCAAACCAAATCCAGACTACATATGAATTACAAACTGCTGTTTATTCACAATGTTACAAAGAATGTTACGGAAAAGAGGCTCAACGCAACGGAATACTATGGTTAAAATCATCTAAACGTGGTCCTAAAAAGGATAAAATGCAAGGTAAAGGATGGGAAATAGTTGAACCGGAACGTACATTTGAAGAAAATATTGAAATATTCAAAACGGTACGTAAATTATTTGATCTGGAAAATCCTACATCATCCCCTTCATTTGAATCGTTCCGAACTACTGCAAAACGGGAAGACATTTAATATTTATAATAAGAAACTTGGCTTAGTCAAGCTTTGTTATTATATTTATGTGAATGATAAAACTAACTGATTTATTAAAAGAGGTTATAAATAACCCTAAAGCTATCATAATGGCTGGTGGTGCATCGGTTGGCAAATCAACAGTGCTAAAGTCTTTACAACCTATACTTAAAGATTTTGTTGATTTAAATGCAGACAGATATGTTGAAGATAAAAATTCTCCAATGTATGGGAATTTATCAGCAGCATCATCACAAATAAGAAAAACAGATTTACCTAACGCTGTTAACAATCAACAAAATCTTATTTATGATACTACTGCTTCTAACTTATCAACTCTTCAACCCACGTTAGGCATGTTAAATGATAAAGGGTATGAAACTATGATGATAATGGTTTATGCTCATCCTATAGTATCATTTTTAAGAAACTATAAGCGTGAACGTAAAGTACCTGCAGCTGGTGTTTTAGGGACATGGGCTAATGTTTACAATTTGTTAGAAGATTACAAACGCATTTTTGGTGATAATTTTATTTTAGTTAATACACCTTCCTCTGAAGAAGAACAATCTGAAATAGCTAATTTTGAAACAGCTTACCAGCAAGGTAAACTAAAAGAATATTTCTCAGATTTATTAGCATCAGGTCAATTTCAATCAACCTTTAGAAAAAGTGATGCAGGATTATCACCTGAAGAATTAGAAAAAAGAGAAAAAGATAGGGCTAAAACTAAAGTTACTTTAGATAAAAATATAGATAAAATAGCTGATACTTACGATAGTATTCAAGCTAATTTAAATCCTGTTGACAGCAAAGAGTTACCTAATATAGTTAAAAAATTTGTTGGATGAAATCATTAGTAAAATCACTCATAACACCATTTTTATCTGAAGCTGATATACCTGAATCTAATAAAGTTGTAGGTGTATTTGGAGGTGGATTTCAACCCCCAACAAAAGGTCATTTTGAAGTTGTTAGAAAAGCTTTAGAAATGTATCCTCAACTAACCGAATTTAACCTTTATGTAGGTACAGGTGGCGGTAGATCAGATATCACTCAAGAACAATCACTAGCAATTTGGAATATTTATAAAAACTACTTACCTAGTATAGTAAACATTATTCCATCTTCTAATCCAATTACATCTATTTATTCTTTAGCTAAAGATAAACCCGATGCTAAAATTAAATGGTTTTTAGGTTCTAGAGAAGATAAACCAGAAGATTTTGTTGATTTTGAAAAACGTACTAAGTCTGCTTTAGGTAAAACAAATATTGAACCTATTAACATTGTAACAGCTGGTGGTATTAGTGGAACAGCTGCTAGAGCAGTGTTAGATAATAAAGAAGAATTCTTTAAATACTTACCTGATATTGATGAAGCAGATAAAGAAGAAATATACAACATATTAAATCCTTCAATAGAAGAAGGAGGAGAAATAACAAATTTTCTTGAAGAAAAAATTGAAGGTGATAGTATAGTTTGTGATAATTGTGGTTGGACTTGGAAAATAAAAGATGGAGGAGATGATTTGTTTATGTGTCACAAATGTGGACATAACAATACCCCTAAAAAAGAAACAACTAATTTCTTTGAACCATTACAAAACCAAGACATAGACATTAAAATGTCTTCAGAACCAACTCGAGTTGATTATTACAAAGATCATATTAAAAATGTAGTACCTTCTGATTTTAAAGTTGAAAAACAAAAAGATAAAATTGTTGTTTCTAACATTTCTAAACCAGGACTAGAACACAATCCTGAATTTAAAGACAAATTAGTATCATTAACACTGTTTATGATAGACAATG